ATGGATGCGGTTGTTCCGCTTACGGAAGCGGTCACCCCCGTTGTGATTGTGCTACCATCGGACACCTTTCGCACCTGCACCGTAGTAACTCCGGAGGCCACGGCGTACGTCATGCTTGCCGTGTTGCCGGAATACGTGATGCTGCCCGACAGCGTGGGCGCGGCGAATTGCACAAGCAATGCCTGCGTGGCCGATGCTGCGCTTTCGCGACCGGCGGCATTGCCCAGCGCCACAACCACAATGCTCACGGTTTCAGTGAGTGCAATTGAAATGGATGCGGTTGTTCCGCTTACGGAAGCGGTCACCCCCGTTGTGATTGTGCTACCATCGGACACCTTTCGCACCTGCACCGTAGTAACTCCGGAGGCCACGGCATACGTCATGCTTGCCGTGTCGCCCGAGTACGTGATGCTGCCCGACAGCGTGGGCGCAGCGAATTGCACAAGCAATGCTTGCTGGGCCGACGCTGCGCTTTCGCGACCGGCGGCATTGGCCAGCGCCACAACCACGATGCTGACGTTTTCAGTGAGTGCAATTGAGATGGATGCGGTTGTTCCGCTTACGGAAGCGGTCACCCCCGTTGTGATTGCGCTACCATCGGATGCCTTTCGCACCTGCACTGCAGTGACCCCGGCAGCCACGGCGTACGTCATGCTTGCCGTGTTGCCCGAGTACGTGATGCTGCCGGACAGCGTAGGCGCAGTGAATGTCACGCCAAATGGGCTGTTTTCTACCGTGAGAGCGGAGCCAGCGCTGAATTGGGTGGGAGGTTTGGTTACCACTGCACCGACGTTCCATCCACTGATGTTTTGGTTGAATGCAGTGGCATTATAAAACATGGAATTCATGTTCGTAACAGCCGCTGTGTTCCATGTGCCAATGGGCTGGTTGAATGCAGCGGCACCATAAAACATGACACTCATGTCTGTAACAGCTCCCGTGTTCCATGCACCGATGGGTTGATTGAAATCCTTTGTGTGGGTAAACATGTAACTCATGTTCGTAACAGCCGCCGTATTCCATGTGCCAATGGACTGGTTGAATGCAGACCCAGTGGCGGCTGTGTGAGCATAAAACATCATTTTCATGTTCGTAACCGCTCCCGTGTTCCATGCACCGATCGGTTGATTGAATGCAGCTGCAGTGGAAAACATGTAGGACATGTCCGTAACAGCGCTCGTGTCCCATGAAGCAATCGGCGAATTGAATCCGGATTTGTCACTAAACAAGCTACTCATGTCGGTCATCAGGGTCGTCACGATGTTGTTGAACGGCACGGCCACCGACTGTCCGGGTGGGATAAATGGCCCGCTGGTGCCGCTGGCATAGCTGGAAATCGCCGCATTCATGCCCTGCTTTACAACCGCGAACCATTCCACGCCGGTGCCGCGGGGGTTGGCTTGAATGAACAGGGGTGCCGCTGTTGGAACAGCTGCGGCACTGCCCACGTATTTAATGGTTGTGCCATTAGCGTCCTGCACGATTGGAAACCAAACCGGGGTGTTTTGTGCCGTGAGAGCCAATCCAGGAGTGCTGAATTCGGTGGGAGGTTTGGTTACCACTGCACCCACGTTCCATCCACTGATGTTTTGGTTGAATACAGTGGCACCATAAAACATGTAGTTCATGTCCGCAACAGCCGCCGTGTTCCATGCGCCAATTTCTTGGTTGAACGCGCTTGCATTGTAAAACATCAGGCTCATGTTCGTAACAGCCCCCGTGTTCCATGAGCCAATCGCTTGATTGAATGCAGTTGCAAGGGAAAACATCAGGCTCATGTTTGTAACAGCCCCCGTGTTCCATGCGCCAATCGGTTGGTTGAATGCAGAGGCACCATAAAACATGTACCGCATGGTCGTAACAGCCCCCGTGTTCCATGCACCAATGAGTTGATTGAATGCAGTGGCACCATAAAACATCTGACTCATGTTCGTAACAGCGCTCGTGTCCCATGAAGCAATCGGCGAATTGAATCCTGTTTTGCCATTAAACAAGTTACTCATGTCGGTCATCAGGGTCGTCACGATGTTGTTGAACGGCACGGCCGCCGACTGTCCGGGTGGGATAAATGGCCCGCTGGTGCCGCTGGCATAGTCGGAAATCGCCGCATTCATGCCCTGCTTTACAACCGCGAACCATTCCACGCCGGTGCCGCGGGGGTTGGCTTGAATGAACAGGGGTGCCGACGTTGGAACAGTTGCGGCACTGCCCACGTATTTAATGGTTGTGCCATTAGCGTCCTGCACGATGGGAAACCAAACCGGACTGTTTTGCGCCGTGAGAGCGGAGATAGTGCTGAAACCGGTTGGCGGTTTGGTTACCACTGCACCCACGTTCCATCCACTGATGTTTTGGTTGAATCCAGCGGCACCATAAAACATGTAATCCATGTTCGTAACCGCCCCCGTGTTCCATGTGCCAATGGGCTGATTGAATGCAGCGGCACCATAAAACATGTAGATCATGTTCGTAACAGCCGCCGTGTTCCATGCGCCAATCGCTTGATTGAATGCAGCGGCATTGACAAACATGTAGCTCATGGTCGTGACAGCCCCTGTGTCCCATGAAGCAATCGGATGATTAAAGCCTGCGTGGCCATTAAACAAGCTACTCATGTCGGTCATCAGGGTCGTCACGATGTTATTGAATGGCACGGCCGCAGACTGTCCGGGTGGGATAAATGGCCCGCTGGTGCCGCTGGCATAGCTGGAAATCGCCGCATTCATGCCCTGCTTTACAACCGCGAACCATTCCACGCCGGTGCCTCGGGGGTTGGCTTGAATGAACAGGGGTGCCGATGTTGGAACAGCTGCGGCACTGCCCACGTATTTAATGGTTGTGCCATTAGCGTCCTGCACGATTGGAAACCAAACCGGACTGTTTTGTGCCGTGAGAGCGGAGCCACTGCTGAATTGGGTGGGAGGTTTGGTTACCACTGCACCCACGTTCCATCCACTGATGTTTTGGTTGAATGCAGTTGCGTTGTGAAACATGTAGTCCATGTTCGTAACCGCCCCCGTGTTCCATGTGCCAATGGGCTGGTTGAATACAGTGGCACTATAAAACATGTAGTGCATGTCCGTAACAGCCGCCGTGTTCCATGCGCCAATCGCTTGGTTGAATGCAGCGGCACCATAAAACATGACACTCATGTTCGTAACAGCCGCCGTGTTCCATGTGCCAATGGGCTGGTTGAATGCAGATGCACCATAAAACATGTAGTTCATGATCGTAACCGCCGTCGTATTCCACGAGCCAATCGCTTGGTTGAATGCAGCGGCATCATAAAACATGTAGATCATGCTCGTAACAGCGCTCGTGTCCCATGAAGCAATCGGCGAATTGAATCCTGTTTTGCCATTAAACAAGTTAGTCATGTCGGTCATCAGGGTCGTCACAATGTTGTTGAACGGCACGGCCACCGACTGTCCGGGTGGGATAAATGGCCCGCTGGTGCCGCCGGCGTAGTCGGAAATCGCCGCCTTCATGCCCTGCTTAACAACCGCGAACCATTCCACGCCGGTTCCTCGGGGGTTGGCTTGAACGAACAGGGGTGCCGCTGTTGGAACAGTTGCGGCACTGCCCACGTATTTAATGGTTGTGCCATTGGCGTCTTGCACTACATCCGTTGACAATTGCACCAACAATGCCTGCGTGGCCGATGCCGCGCTTTCGCGACCGGCGGTATTGCCCAGCGCCACAACCACGATGCTCACGTTTTCAGTGAATGCAATTGAGATGGATGCGGTTTGATTGCCGGTGTTTACCGAAGTGGTGACGCCGGATGCAATGACGCTACCATCGGACGCCTTTCGCACCTGCACTGCAGTGACCCCGGCAGCCACGGCGTACGTCATGCTTGCCGTGTTGCCCGAGTACGTGATGCCGCCCGATATCGTGGGTGCAGCGAATTGCGCCAATAAAGTCTGCGTGGCCGATCCCGCGCTTTCGTGGCCGTTTTGGTTTCCTTGCGCCACAACCACCAAGTCAAGAGGCGCAACCGTGTTCACAAATGTTACTACAGGAGACGCGCTTCCGTTTGCGACCGCGACATTTGAAACCTTGACGCCTCCGCTGGCAACAATGCCCGCGTTTATTCCGTCGGTTTGTGGGGTCAAGATGTACGTGATGCCGGCGAGCGTGCTCAATGAACCGTTGTATGTGGTGACTGGGTAATCCGAGGTGGCAGTGAATGTGAATACTCCACTAAATGGTTGACTGTTCGGCGAACCCCAAAATGTTCCAGTGGCATATGTATTCACGCTGAAGCTTTGTCCATTGGATGCCCGGTTTGCATTCAACCAGTACGCCGCAAAATAACTGAACTGGATAGCAACTTGGGTTGTGCTGTTGTAATTTACATCATAAAATCCTTGATCCGGTTGCCAGTATAAATTGTTATCCGTGGTGTTGGCCACAAGCAAAGGAATCAAATCGCGCCAGTTGGATCCACCCGTTTTCAAGTAAAACGCATTTGGCAACACCGTGGCATTGGAATGAAATGCACTCAGGTCCGGTTTCAACACGCGCACTGCAGTAACCCCATTGGCAACGCCGCAGGTGAGCGTGACGCTGCATGCCGTGTAGCTACCCGTACTTCGTGTCGCCGAGTAAGCCGTGTTGGACACGGTGGGCGCAGCGTATTGCCCGATAGGAATAAACGCGTCCGAGGCTGCGCTTTCAAGACCGGACGCATTTGCCAGCGCAATGACCGCAACCGATATTAAATTACTCGCAACTTGTGCAGCAGTGTAGTCAATGATTATCGTCACGCTTCCACCCGACGCGGCCTGCGATGGAATGTATGTTCCACCAGTGTACGGATTCACCACCTTCACTGCAGACACCTGAGACTCCACCGTATATGTGGCATTCAAACGGTACGATCCCGCGCTCAGCGTGTTATATGCCACGCTGGACAGCACCGGTTTGCTGAACACCACCGCTTCGGCATTCACCATGTTCGTAAACGAACCCATGCGTCGTCCGTTGCCGGTGTTCGCCCTTAGAGCAAAAAGCCCGTTGCCGATTTGTTCAACCGGGTAAGTCAGCGTAATCTGCACTTGCCCCCCCACCACGTCCAACACTTCCGTGGATGCTACATTCAAATGATTGAGTTTTAGGATTTCAACCTTGTTGGAGGTGGTGGTGTACGTTGCGGTGTACGTGTACGTGGATCCAGTCCGAGACACGGATTTGGAGCCGCCAACTTCCGACGGCACCGCGTGCTGCGGGTAGTCGTTGTACACGTTGGTCAACGTCAATGGCGCGCTTTCCAGCTTTTCCTGGGAACTCAATGCCTTGACAACAACCGAGCCAGACGCCCCCGGAAGGTATTCCAGCGTGTGCACAAATTGGGTTGTCCCCCACACGACGTGCACGGCACTGTCAATCTGCAGGAAGCGGACCCCCGACTCAAAATTGATGCGCAGCACTTGCGAAATTTTGCCGGTGGCGTCGCTCCACGTCGTCGCATCATACGGCGTCTGCACCGTGGGAGTGGCATACGTGTATGACGAGAGCGCCAGTTTTGCCACGGTGAACGGCGAATTGTCCGGCGCGGCTCGGACCGCGGTTTCGTTCGCCGTGATCACGACTGCAGTCGCATTGTTGGCATAGTCCGCAGTGCTGCTGGAATCAATGCTGAACGTGTGCACGCCGCTCACCAGTGAAATCGGATTCAGCGTGTATTCCACCCCGCGGCTGCTGTATTTCACGCTCACTTGGGTGGGATCAAACCGCACGGCAATCACTTGCGTCACTTTGGTGACCGCATAATTCGCGTCAACCGCAAACGTCAGCGAAGACGACTGCAGAACCATGTTGGCCAGTTTATTCACCCGGTAATTGATGGAGCCGTCCGCATTCACAAACCCGTTATAAACGTACAGCGTGTCCACTTGGCGAATGGTGTTGCTCAACAATTGAAACACGTTGGTTGACACCGTCATGTTGCTCTGCAACGACTGCACCTGGCTAGAAATGCTGCCGTTCACCGTGCTCGCCATGGACGACACCGCCGTTTGCAGCTGGGACACCTCGGCAGCGGTTGCCTTGGTTCCAACCGTGCTCACCAGTTGAGACAGATCCGTCTGGCTGGCTTTCAACAGCACCGCGTCACTCAGGCTTGCAACGGCCGATAAGCCGGCCCTGCCATTGATGGCATTGGTGAGCGTGGTTGCCAGCGACGCGTTGTTGTTCAATGCAGTCGCGATTTCGGCCAGCGTGTCCAGACCGGACACCGTGCCAACCCCGACCACTTGCCCAATGGCCGAATTCACTGCCGCCACATCCGCAAGCGCGGACAAATTGATTCCTGCGTTCAGTGCCGAGTAAGCGATGGACAGCGACGCAATGGACGAATGTTGGGACGAAACCACGCCGGATAGGGCGGCCGACACCGAGTCCATTCCGCTTTGGCGCACGGAAATTGCGCTGGACAACAGCGCCGAGTTGGAGGTCTGCAGTGACGCAACCGCGGATGACAGCGCAACCGACGAGGATGCTACCCCGCTTGCTCGCGCCGAAACCGCCGCCGAAATGCCAGCAGACAGCACGGCGGAATCGGCGGTTTGCAGCGCGCTTGCCACGCTCGCCAGTGATGCAGACACGGAATTCACGCCGCTCACACGCGCGGACACGCCGGTTGAAACGCCCACCGACACGCTATCCAGCCTGCTCTGCGCTGATGAAACGAATGCCGAGGTTCCGCTGGACACCGATGCCACCCGCCCGGCGCGGTCAGCGGTGGCAGCGGATATTCCCGATGCCAGCGAAGCATCCGCCACGTGCAGCGTGGACGCCACCGCCGACAGTGACGCCGATATGGACGACACCCCGGTGCTTCGCGCCACAACGTTGGACGCCAGCGACGTGGAGGTCGCAGAAATCATGGAATACAGCGTGGGGCCCGCGTCCAGCGCAGTGGCGATTTCAAACAGCGTGTCCAGGGTGGAAGGGGCCGCCCCCACCAACGACGTCACCGCCGCCAACACCGCCGCCGAGCGATTTGAAACCTGCGCACTCAGCGCACCTGAAATGTGGGTTGCAGTGGATGCGATCGTGGACACGCCGGTTGCCACGGCGCTGGACAGCGATGAAACGCCGGCGCTCCTTTCGCTGGATGCAACCGACAGGGCGGATCCCAGTTGGGAAGTCACGCTCTGCAATGAGCTCACCGATTGCGACGCTGCGGAAGCAAACGAGGCCACGGCCGCACTGCGTTCGCTCACATTCGCCGTCAATGCGGATTGATTGGTTTGGATCACGGCCGACAGCGAATTCGCTGCGCTCAGCGCGCCGGCAGACAGCGCCGCCACCGCCGAAATGCGCGCGCTCTGCAGCGCCCCGTTGGATTCTTCAAGGGTCACGGCACCGCTGCTGTAAGGAACCGCGTAGCCCTTCAACACGGTGAACGCACCGTAGTCGCTGTAATTCACAATGATTTGCGTGCTCATGCCGGCGGAGTGAGAGAATTGCTGTTTCAAATTGGTGGCGCCCTTGGCCAAAAAGGCGCTAATAAATGAGTGCGTTTTCGGCGTTTGGGACGTGCCGAAGAATTCGCTGGGCGCCGTTGCAAGGGTCGCATTGGACGCATCCAGCAGGCTCACGCTGTAGGTTCCCGTGTTGGTGGATGAAAACAAGGCACCCGTCATGGACGTCACCACGAAGTTGCTCCCCGCCGCAACAAACGCCGGATTGGAAATTGGCACCACGTGGCTGCCGGACGAGCTTGCCGCGGACGCGCCGAAAGAGCCAGTAGTGGTGTAAATCGTGGTTTCGGCGGCCGTCGTGGTCTTGAATGTCACCGTGATCGTGACGTTGCCCCCCGACACCGCAGTGACCGCGCCCTTTAAATAATCGGTGGGCGAATAGCTGATCACTATTTTGTCGCCGATGGAAAAGGCGCCGCCCGATTTCACAAACGTCACGGAATCATTCACATTCACGCTCAGCAGGTTGAACACCGTGCCGGTTGTGGCGTGGGGGTCAGTGCTGGCAGACGCCGTGATGTGCGGCAAAATGGCCACGTTGATGGACTCCGCCGCCGAAACCTGTGCGCTGATCGCGCCGGACAGCGTTGCAATGGATGCGACCCGGTGCGACGTTTGTTCGGACAGCGCGGAGCTGAACGCCGCATCCGCCGACTGCAGCACGGGCACCGTGTCAACCATTATGGACGATGACAAGGATGCTATCGCACTGCTTCGCGCGCCGCTGGCGCTCACCACCGCAGCGGCCAGCGAGGCATCCGTGGTTTCCAGGGACGAAACGTGCGTGACCCAGGTCGCCGAATTCGCAGACACGTTTGCGCTGCGCGTCAGCACTGCCGCAGAGATGCTCGTGGAAAGCACCGTGTCCGCGGCTTGAAGCAACGACGCCGCCGTGGAAATCGCCGAATTCAGCGACTGCGTTTGCGAGCTCCGGGCTGACGTGGCTTGGCTCATTGCGGTGCTCGTCACCACGTCGGTGGATTGAAGGCCCGAAACCGTGGTTTGCAGCAGCGTGGAAACCGACTGCACTTGGCTGACCCGCACGGGAATCGTGTCCGAAAGCGCGCCGGACAGCGACAAATCCACGGACTGCAATGCAGACACTTGCGCGGAAAGGGACGACGACAGCGACGACACCGCCGTGCTGCGCACGCTGGCCATGCTCGCAATGCTTTGAATAATGGCGGACTGCGAGGTTTGCACCGTCACCGCAAACTGCGGGTCGGCCCCGATTGCAGACGCAATGTCGCCCAGCGTCTTCACCGTGGACAGCAACGAAGTGCCGTTGATCAACTGGATCTTGGACCGCGTGTAGGATTGCGTGGCCAGCGCTTGCGCGTTGTAGCGCGGCTTGTTCGCATTGAACCCCCACTCTCCAGACACGCCCACGCTGCCGTCCAGGGCCGCGCTCCCGTTCACCGTCAGCGTGGGCGTGGCACCCAGATTGACCGCCTGCGGGAAATTGATCCCCGCACGGTTGCCGTACGTCAGCACGAACGCACCGGGTTCATATGTTGAGCCCACGGTCGCCCCCACCGCACCCAGCACGCCGGAACTGTTGTACGACACTCCGTTGCTCGTGAATTGGGTGCGGATCACGATCGCAGGGTCCGTCATTGAACCGGGTGCAGGCGTGATGTATCCCAGCTTGATTGCACCCGCATTGGCATCAAATGTGGTGCCGGTCCACACAATTGCAGACCCGCCAACCCACGCGATGTTTCGGGCGTTCAGCCTCGCCAACAGTTCGCTCACCAATGCAGCCCCCGTGCGATACGTGCCGTCGGTCAACACCACCTCAATCGGCGCAACGTTTTCCCCCACACCTCCGGCTGACAGTAAATTTCCAGCCGTGGTCAGCACACGGAACCGCGCATTCTTATTCTTTTCAGACACATTGGGTTCGTAATAATCAACCGTGGCGCTGCCGATCACGTTGGTCGCAATGTTGGCGGCGGTGTGTATCGTGGCGTTGGCAACCGTTGCTGTTGAAATTACGGCCGTGGGTATCGTGGTGGTGCCGGTAAATGCCGGGTCGGCCTTCGGCACTTTCAGCGTGTTCAGCGTGTTGTCGGTGGCAATCCGGGCGGCGGTTTCTTTGCTGGTCACGCGGGTGGCGTCCACCACCCCGGACAACAAGTCGGACGTGGTCTCGTTCTCAACCACGAGTTCGTCAATGAGTGTGCCGTTGAACGCGTTGGCGCCGATGGACGTCACGCTGGCAGGAATCGTGAGGCGGCCGGTAATTTTTACCCCGTTGAACGCGTTGGCCCCGATGAGGACTAGGCACTTGGGCAACACGAGCGGGCCTTCGGCAAATTCGGTTCGTCCGTTGAATGCCCCGCTCGCGATTTCAACCACGGAAAATGCGTTTTCAAAGGCGCCGTACCCATTGTAAGCCAGCGTGGGCCCGGTGTATAACGCCGGAATTTCGGGAATGGCACCCCAGCTCATATTCCCGGCATGGTATTTGGATGGATTCACGCCCGTGATTTTCAGGGTTCGTTCGCTGCTGGAAACCAAGGCGTAGGCAAAGTTGTCATCAAATGCAGACATATTGTTATGGGTTGCCTTATACCATAAAAATATATAAAAATGCATAAATATATTTAATGCGATTCATTTCATTGTGCATTCCATCCATCGTGTATTCCATCCATTGTGTATTCCATCGTGCATTCCATCAATTGTACAGCACTTGCAGTTCCAGTGCAATGGAGTAGTCGTTGCCGTTCAAATGGATCACGTTGCCGAACTTGTCCAACAACCGGATGGTCAACTTTTCCAAGCGAACCGGACCCAAATACTCGCGCATCTTAAATATCATGTCACTCGCGTTGTCGTTGATGATGGTGAGCTGTCCGCTGCTCACCGTGATCCGCCCTAAAATGTTGAACCCTAAATATGAATCCCCCGTTTGCGCAATGATGCTGTTCGTGATGAAGTTCTTGTTGTAGTCGTCCACGTCCACGTACAAGTAGTTCCAAATGGAGCTGCCGTACGACGACTCGCTTTCTAAAAATGCGTGATACGTGGTGATCGGCACTTGACTGATCAAATCAATGCGCTCCGTCTGCCACGTGCGACGGTAGGCCAACTGCTTGTACCCCATCATCCACCCCGCCGTTCGGCTGATCGTTTTGATGTTGGCATTGAAGTACTCCTTTTCGTGCTCGTCTCTGATGCGCTGAATGTCGCAGTCCGTGTAAATGCACCCGTTGGTCAAGTACTTGTTGTACTTGGTTGCGTCGTCAAATATCACCACGTATTCAAAATCGGGGCTCGTCGCACACGTCAGCGTCGTCGGGTTCACGTATATCATGGACTTGCTGTTGTATGAATTCACCGCAAACTGCAGAAACTCCATGCCGTTGGCCGTGTTTTTAAACAAGTTGTTCATGCACTCCATGAACTCGTCGCTCAAATAGTTGCCTTCCGGGATCACAATGTCGTTCGTGTACACCTCGGTTGGGCTGTAAGGCGCCACGTTCAGCCCCGAAATCATCACCGTAAATCGGTTGCTTTTTGTGGCATCCGAAAAGGCGTACCACATGTTGGGAATTTGCACCGACGCGATTTTCATGGACACCACGTTGTCCACGGGGTACGGCAGCACCCACGACGCATTCGTGGAACTGGTGGTGTTGTAATTCATGCGGAACAGCGTGTCCATGGACAGCAGGCGCTTAATCACCCGTCGCTCAATGGGGTTCAGAGTGCCAGTGGGGAACTTGTAGTTGTAGGTGTTGGTGACTTCGGCGATGTTGCGCTTGGCGTACTCACCGCCGTCATGCACGACCGACTCCCGGTGGAATGCGTCGTAATTGGTGGGGTGCGTGGAGTAATTCAGAGCCAAGGTGTTGGGATTGCTGTGGCTGCTGTGTCTGTTGTTTTTATTGGAATCGTAGTCATTGTTTTGAGAGATAATGCCTTTATTATACGGCTTTACGCGAGAGGCAATGAATTGCCCGATTTTCTCTCTGCATTGATGGATGAAGAGGGCAGCATCCGAATGCTCGGTCAGCGAGCTTGTCAAGCGGTCCGCGCACTCGTCCGCTTCCTCCACCGAGCAGTTGGAAGAGTTCAAATTGAACATGTCGAAAATTTCATACACGGTGTAGTTGTCCACGTTGAAGTCAATGACGGACGACATGTGTGTGTGTGTGTGTGTATGTGTGTGTGTGTGTGATGCAGTTATAAATACTGAACATTTATAATTGGACGCAATGCACGAATGCGGATTAGCTGCGCGCACCGCATGGCACGCAATCGGAATCATTTGAATTGCTGTTGCTGTTGCTGTTGCTGTTGCTGTTGCTGTTGCTGTTGCTGACTGCCGATGACGTGATTGCGCTGTTTATTGCGGGGGTCACGGGAATGTTGGTCGCATTGGTCCCGTTGTCCGGCACCGCACACGAATTGGTTTGAAACCGCAACCTCAACTCGTTAATAATCTCGGCCAGCAGCTTGGGGTCAAAGGCACCGTTTTGCGGGAACCCGTAGCGCTGAATGTAGACTTCGTACTCCGGGCGCAGCTTGATTTTGGCAGTGGTCACCCTTTGTTCGTTGAAAATCGTGAAGGTCCTCTTGGTCAGCGTTTCTAAATACTCCCGCAACAGGGTCACGTTGTGCAGAATGGAATTTTCCGCCCTTAATTTTGTAATTTCTTGCCTTAACACCCCCAACTCCTTGCCGACGTTTACTTCCACCACCAGCAACGTGGTCAAGGAAAAATTCAGGTAGTTCAACAAGCGCACGTAGAGCGGGTGCGAGTTGGTTCTCAGGGCGTACAGCTTCACGGCCAACCGGTTGAACGTGTCCAAATCAAAGTTGTCAATGAGGTGCTTGAAGTCACCGATACCGAGCTGGCTCATGAACTCGTTCAACTCGCGAAACGGCTGACTGCGCACCAGTCGCGCCAATCCGTCCATCTGCCCGGAAAACACGCTCACCGCCCCGGTTGTGCTGCCAGCATTGCTTGAAAACGCGGTTTTGGTCACCATGATTACTTGATATACCATAACTTATTTAAAATATTAAATATGCGAAAAAATATGCATTTAAACATTTGATTTGGGTGAATGCATACGCATGACGCATCAAATTCCGAAACGGTTGATTCAAACCAATGAATACGGGGTGCCACCGCACGTTGAAACCCTGGCCCGAGAACGCGCACCGGGATGGGACTACCGCTTCTACGCGCACGAAGACATCGTGGCTTATTTTGCCGATCTGCAGGAGGATGACCCCGATTGCAAGCCCCTGCATGACGCAATATGCGAAGCGCACGGGATTCATGAAAGCACCAACGGCACCAACGGCACCAACGGCACCATCAAACTCGGGGACTTGTTGCAGCTGCACGAAGTGTTCATGTATTATTACTTGTACAAGCACGGCGGCGCATACATGGACACCGGGGTCGTGTTGCACGAGGACCAAACGCTGGATGCAGTCGTTGAACTGGAACAGCTGGCGGAAGACAATGACGCCCTTGTTGCCATTGAATCCTGTCTTGCCTCCACGCTCTTCACGGGCTTCATGGCGTGCAGCCCCCGGCATCCCGTGCTTCGCAAAGCAATTCAACACATCTGCGGCTACATTGCCGACTTCCGCCAGTGCTGTCGCGACGGAACCAAGTTTGATGTCGCCCAAATCAAAACCAGCACGGTACTGCACGCTGCCGCAAAGTCACGCGACAACGGGGTAAAACTCTTCAATGAAATCATACCGCCTAATGCATCCCGCGCCACCATTTACAACAATGACCCCGACAATGTGGCGCTGTATCACTACTTCATGGATAAAATTGTGCCCTTGTCGCAGCCCTTGTCGCAGCCCTTGTCGCAGCCCTTGTCGCAGCCCTTGCATTTAAAGGACATTAAAATCGGCATCAGCGCGGCCGTGCCGTCCCACATGTTCAACAACGGCATCCACCAAAACACCCTGTACTTTTACGACGTCCTGAAAAACATTGGCTACACGCCCTACCTCGTCGTCACCAACACTGACTACGCAAAGTTCAAAAAGAGCCCGCCCGACGGCTGGAACAGCGCGCATTATGACAATGTTGTCGGTTTCTCTCAAATACACCGGATCGGTTTTCACGCGGTAATCACATTCGGCGTGCAAATCTCCCACATTGCGCTGCAGCAGCTGCGCCACGCGGGCGTGAAACTCGTGTCCTACGTGTGCGGCAACGAGTACCTCATCAATTCGGAAGCAATTCTTTACAATCATGGCGAGTCGGGCTCCTTTGAGCAGGACAAATCCAACCCGCGCACGTCCCTGTTTGACGAGGTGTGGCTCATCCCGCAAATGATGGAACTGAACGCGGCGTACAAACGCACGCTGTCCCGCTGCGCCAAGGTCATTGAAGCGCCGTTCATCTGGTCGCCCGACGGCATGGAAACCATCGCCCAAAAGGGCGGCGCCACGCTGAACGACTTCCTTTACATCAACACCAAACCCAAAACACGGACGCACGACGACAGTGCATCCAAACGGTTGGCCATTTTTGACCCCAACATCAGCATCATGAAGTGGTTCCTGCCGTCGTTCGTGCTGTGCGAGCGCGCGTATCAGCTGGCACCGCAGCTCGTGGACCGCGTCTACATCACAAACGCGTTCCGAGAGAAAATCGGCGACACCCTGAACTCCAAGAAAATAGAAAACACCGTGCGCTACACCGACCTGTTTCTGGACAAGCGCGTGTTTTTTGAAAAGCGCTTCATCACGTTTGAATTCATGAAGACGCACGCCGACGTGGCCGTGTTCCACCAGTGGGGCAACCCGCTCAACTACATTTACCTGGAAATGGCGTGGCTCGGGTACCCCTTCGTGCACAATGCGCACCTGTGCGCCGACCTCGGCTATTATTACGAGGGCTACAACCTGGAACAAGGCGCCGAAGTGCTCCTCGGTGCCATGATGAAACACGACGCGGTCGCCCGCGAATACCTGCGAGTGAATCGCGAGCGCGTGGACCGCTACCTGCCCACCAACGCAGCCCTACAACAAAAATACAAGAAAATGTTTGACGACCTATTTTTCGCGCCCTAAATTAAAAAATTTGTTAAAATTGATTTGGATCCCGAATGCAAATCAATGTTGTAATATAATTATTCGCCCATGTACTCCGAGATTTTCAACGGCACTTACATCATCCAAGTCGGTGCAAACCAGGCTGAAAATGACGCGCTAATTAAAAAAGCACCCCAGCACGCCATGTGGTTCCATTTGAAGGATTTTCCCAGCGCGCACGCCGTTGTCGTAAACACCGCAAAACCGGGCACCTACGACACCGACGTCATTCACCGCGCAGCCACGCTGGTGAAGGAACGCGCGGCACCTGGCGTTCGCAACCTGCAAACCGTCGGCGTCAATTACTTGGTGAGAAAATATGTGCGGCGCACAGAAACACCGGGCAAGGTCATCATGCTCAAAGCCGCCAAATGCGTGCAGGTTTAACGAAGATGATGCCGGGTTTTGTGTGAGCGTTTACGCTTATTTTTATCCATTTTCTCTCTGTTTACAACATTGAATTTGTCAAAACATGGTAACACATGGCACCCTCAACTCACATGTTGGATCCTTCCAACACATGTTTGTGGGTTTCTTGAAAGTCGTATTAGAGAGAAATTCAAACTATAAATTCGTACACATATTCATATACATTCATAGCAAGTTAAAATGTAAAAATTTATAAAAAAAAGGTTTCGTTGCATAAACCACTTCAACGGAAACCTTATGCGGTCTTGGATTCTTGGATTGTCTTCATTCCTGTAACTGGAACTCGGTCTTCATCGTCCTGGCATTGTCACGCCTCAAGTCGTGACGTTGAATCAAGTAGTCGCTGCGCCTCTCCTTGCGCGGCGGCACGGGTTTTTGAGCTTGTTCGGGTTCTTCGGGTTCTTCGGCGCGTCGCTCAGATCTCGTTTTGGCCTTCTTGACTTGTTCGTGCCCGACGGCGGGTGCGGCCGGACTGATGATGGCACTCTGATTTGAGCGCTGCACGCGGGGTTTGGAATTTGTTGGCGAAGTTGTTCTTGAAGTTCTTGAAGTTCTTGAAGTGACTTGCATGTCGTAGTCGTCGTTTTTTGTATCCAGGTGATCCAGGCGTTCGTCATCTCCACTTTCACGTCGGATGTGATGGAGGCTGAATTGGCTCCAGGCAAATTGGGCAGATGTCATTGAAGTCGTCATTTCGGTTGTTCGGTGTGTTTGTTGTTGATTCACTGCATTCGGATTATCGGATTCATTTAGCTTTCAATTTTTTGGCATTATTATGGGATTTCAGGGAGACGTTTTGTGATGCGATTATTACAGGCATGCATGCATACATTCAAGACTTCATGGGTTTCTTGGATTTCAAAATAGAGAGAAATTCAAGAAATAATGCAACCAATTTTATGCAGCGGGATTAGTATTTCAATTTTATGCACATTAAATATCCGAATCCATGATCCAATGACCAGGGAACAGAGGAGGAGGGGGTTAAAGGGCACTACGTAGTGGACGTATGTCCCCCCGAGGAGGGGTTTGGGGAACGTAGTTCTCCAATGCAGTAGTAATAATCGGCAACGACCGTCTTGGCCTTGACGTATCGGCTCATTTTTGCGGCGCACACGCCTTCCGCCAACGCCGCGTTGGCAATCGTGGGCCACGTTCCCAGCAGCTGGTGCGTGGTCGCCTCCCTCTTTTCCACCTTCTTGCCGGTCGTTGACGTGCATATTGGGTTGTTGGTGACTGCGTTCGTCATCGCATAATAATCCTCGCGCAATGACACGCCATAGTAGCCCTCGTTGCTTCCCTGTTCGGACCACACGGTTGCTTTCAGCGCATGCGGCGACGCATTCAAATACGCCTTCAAATCCTTCATGTCTGTCTCGGTTGTTGTTAGTCCAACCGACTGCTTCCATTTCTGGTACTCTTTCAGTAATACGGAATTTAAAACCTTGCCGCAGTCCGAAAATTGGCACCGTTCAAACAAAAATGTCTCCACATTCGGGCTCAATGAAAGCGTTGATATATCCGATGCTGGCATTTTTTTGTATTCCACCGTTTTCAGTTTCACGCCAAGGTAGCCGTGCACACCGCGAATGCGCTTGGCTTTGAACCGCACGTCCAGATAATTCTTCAGCGCGTGGAACGTTTCCTTCGTCGGCTTGGTTTGACACCACAGCCGGAACCGGCCCTCCATGCTCACCGACGACTCCTCCACGTCGGGGCGCACAATGCACGCCACTTTGATGAATTCATTGAACTTCTGCGTCAGCTCGTCCTCCGGCAGCAGCACGTTCTGATAGACGGATTGGTGTCCCGCCGCAACCACCTCCAGCTCCTGCTTCTGTTTGGCCACGAGTTCCCGCAACTCGTTCAGTTCCTGTTCCTGTTTTGCCGCCATTTTTTTCAGTTCAGGGTTCTCGGCTTCCAGCACCTCGTTGCGCTGCATCAGTCGGTTGAAATTGTCAATGCTATACGTGCGTGAATGAATGATGTCGGCGATGTGTTTCTTCAGGCGCTCAATGGTGAAGTTCGTGCTGTCGTATGCAATGATTTCGGTCTTGTTCTTGCCGCCCACCTCAATGCTGCGGATATGGCGCTTGATCTTCGGATACGTCTTGATCAGATTCTCTATCTCCACCTTGTTTTGAACCCGGAAGGCGGCGACCAGCACGAAATTTTGGTATTTTTTACGATGGTCCATTACGCGCGTGGAAAGGTCGTTCGTGTGGCCGAATTTGATCAGCTTCTCGTTGTCGGCGTTCGTGTTGTCAATGGTGCCAAAATAGACGCACTCTGTGTTCAACGGGAACTGGCCAATGATGGCCTGCTCCACGGCGCGCTGCTTTTCCTTCTTTGTGGATTGGATCATGGAGTCCTTTTCTTGAATGACGGCGTTTTTCTGTTCCAGTTGCTGTTTGAGTTCATCCGTCTCTTCTTCCACGACCTGATGCAAAACCTCTTCCATCTTCATGTAATACTCGTGAATTTCTGATGCCTTTTTTGTTTGGGCCTTCAAGCACAGCGACTTGAAACAACGAACGGTGAGCATGATGGTTTGCTTGTTTTGACCGCCGTTCATTTTTATTTTTGGGGCATCCGACTTAGTAAGATTTTTGTAATCAATGTCAATTTTGAACTGTTTTTCCAACAAGGTCATTGCATTCACCTTTTGTTGAAATCCTAACCATTTCCATACATTGTCCAAATCAACGACGAAATCCATATTCTTGTCATAGTTCAAGTAGCAATAAAAGCTACTCACAAACAACTGTTGCTCAAATTCAGTGAATGATTGCTGAATTTTGGTCAATAGCCGTCCATTGTATTCTTGCGACAGTCGGATGATGGGGTTTTTCTCAATCAGATCAACGATGTTCAGCTCATGCTGTTGTTGTTGGTGTTGTTGTGTTGCGGGTTCCATGGTGATGGGTTTATAATATGCATAGGCGGACTCTGTTTAAGTTGTTTTAGGCATAAGTGTTTTTATATTTTGAAAGTGTATTTTATAAAACCGCTTTAATAAAACTTGCTTCACAATTTGTGAAACAAGATTTAAATAAAAATAATAAAAAAATTGAAATGACACGATACATGTATATGAAATGATACGCAATAAATCACAGCACACCACTTCATATAAATAATGAACCCATCGCACTTCACCCGAAATCTGGACGAGTTGTTGTCATTGGCAAGACAGAAACATAATCTGGTTCATCATTTAAAGAAAAACTACAGAGAAAATGTGCATTACATTGAGACCAAGACCAAGACAGTGAATATACCCAAAAAAAATGGTGGTCATAACAAAATCACGTTCATGCTCACAGAAGAAGCATTTGAGATATTCAAAAATTCATTCAACATGCGAAACCGATACATTGTTGACGTGAGCAAAGAAGTAAAAATTGTCAAATTTGCAATGTGCATTGAAAATCAAACCATCGGGTTCATTGCAAATGCATACAGCAATGTGTTGAATGTCAAGCGACAGCACGTCATGGGCAAATATCGCGTTGATTTGTATTTCGTTGACCACAAACTGGTTGTGGAGTGCGACGAGAATGGACATGCAGACAGAGACCTACTTCAAGAACAAATCAGAGAAGATTATCTCAAAGCATGTGGAAACAAAATAATAAGATTCAATCCAAATGCAACCGGGTTTGACTTGTCCAACGTGTTGAGAGAAATAAACGCAGTGCTGTTGGCTCCGAGGCCGAATTGAGTTACGATACGAATGTGTTTGAGATAAAAACGTCCTTGCGCCAACAAAAGCGCTTTTGTTGCGCCAAAGCAAGATTTCACCATTTGCTCTTTTTTACGTTGATTTTGGGCCCCTTTTTACCCGAGTTTTTGGGGTCGTACGACTCCTCTTCATCATCCGAGTGCAGATCTTTGGAGATTTCCCAGAATTCCTTAGAGCCCAGCTTGAACGGGCCGTGCTGTTGCGCCTTGTACCAGAAGATTTGTTCGTGCAGTTTGTTGGATTTCGCATTGTTATTGATCACCAAGCACTCAAAATTCTCGGTGCACTGGTCCATCACCTGACAAAAGCTCTCAAACGTGGGGAACATGCCCGCGTAGTTCTCCCAGATGCGTTTGCGATTGGCAATGTAGGGTTCGCGCAGGATAAACACGTAATCAATGTTCGTGCGCAAATTGGGCGGAATGCCGAGAGGATATTGCATTGTGATGACTAACATGATCTTCCAATGCCTCCCGTTCATAAAAAGCAACCGCATCATGACGTCCTTGGTCCATTTGTTATCATACAAGCAGTCGTCCAGGACGACGAAGGTGCGGGGGTCAATGTTGGAGCGTTTGTAGGTTTCAATTTCCTTTTTCACTTGTTTGAGGACGGCTTTTTGGCGTTTGAGGATGTTTTCTATAATGGCGGTGTTGTAAGCGTCGTGGATGAAGAGTTTGGGGACGTGGGCGGCGAAGAAGCCGTTGCCGGCCTCGGTGCCGGAGATGACGGTGCCGATGGGGATGTCCTGGTGGTGGAACATGAGGTCCTGTACGAGGAAACTTTTGCCGGTGTCACGGCGGCCGATGAGGACGATGACGGGGCCCTTGTTTTCGTCGGGCCTAAAGCTGATGGAGCGCATGTCAAACTTGGAGAGTTCCAGGTTCATTGTGCCAAAGGTACAAGTGCAATACAATACAATTAAATAATATTACAATTATTTAAACGCGACCAGGTGTGCGATGAAGGAGTGGGTAGAGCGATTTTACTACGTGCTGTTGTATGCATGGTATGCACTGTATGCGGTGGCTCTGCTTGGCATTGCTACAGTTGCACCGTCGTATTTGGACACCATAAACATGGTGTTGAAGTATTTCATCATTGTGTTTTTGCTGGTGCGGTTCAATCCGTGGATCAATGATGCGAAGGATGCGCATAAATTCACGGCGTTTGACCGGACGATTGTGTTTAGCGCGGCGTTCTTTTTACTGGCGTCCACGGCCGTGACGTCGCTCATCACAAATGCGCTGAGTCGTGATCGGTCATTTCATACCACGCAATAACATGCGTGCCTTGGCTTCCTTGACTTCCTTGTTTTTCTTTTTCCACCAGCAGACGCGCTTCTGTGTCGGGGACTAGAACGGGAGCGAGAACGGGAACGAGAACGGGAGCGAGGTGCGGAGAAGCTGCGACGAGGTAGTGGTTTGCAGTTCATTCGTGCAATGGTTTCGTGAAAAACTCTTGATGCATTTTCAATATTCGCCTCGTTCAATTCAACATGGGTTTCCATTATTTGATGGGTTTGAAAATAGCGTGTAAGTGTGTTGAAAAGGTCGTCATCGTGCGGCATCCGCACTCGTTGATTCATTGCATTTATCTTCATTGCATTGAACCATTTCAACATTATGAATGCAGAAATTACATTTTTCGCATTGGATACCAATGCTTCGGTTGTGTGCATGATGTGTTTTGATATCATTATTGCGACGGCTCTCAATAATATGTTGAACTTTCGCCCTTCATAGGACGCGTCTGTTCTAGAACTGATGCTCATTTCGTCGTCACTCATGCGATTGAACGCAATTGATGACACACATTTTTTAATTTTGTTTACGTCGGTGAATAAACAAAGTATTATTTTAGGACAAAAGTATGAATTCACATAAATCTCATAATACAAAGACGCACGACTGTTTTCGGGGAATGACGTGATGTAATCAAGGTTCAAATAAAAATCTGGACACTTGGATTTGAGAGATTCATTTAATTCACGGACAATGGTTTGTGCGTGCGTTAAATCCATCATTTCCGGACATCTGCGTCCCTTGTTTATCACCGCAAAACGGTGGGGATTGTTGTCATTTATGCTATTGTGTAAATCAAACACGGTGTGAACCGAAGTTGTTTCATTGAAAAACGGTTCCAATTGCGGGGATGCAATTGCGTTAATGTACTGTTTGAACTCGTCGGGAAATACGCCGTCCTTCTTTACGTTGAAAATGTGGATGTTGCCGGCATGTTCCACTGCAATGAACACGGTAGAGCGTGGCGTAAACACGTGTTGCACTGCGTCGTGATCGGTTATTTCGTAACATGTGTTTCCATTTACAACCGTCAATGGGCGTATATTAAGTAATTTGGTTGAACTATACACAATGTTCATTCGTCTTGTATTTATTTTTATACAATTATTAAAAAATTATTAAAAAATTATAGTATACAGTGTTTATAGTAAGGCACGCACATACACATACACATACACATACACTATACACTATACACCATACACCATGAAAGACAAACAATCCAGTGCCCAAACGCTGGATGAACTGGAACAAGCGCTGGTGAAGCAAGCGGTTGAAACGATTGAGGCCAAAATCGGCGCTAAAAAAACGAACGACCCCAAGGTCAAGGACATGATTGCAATCGTGGAGCGCTTCATAAAAAAGCACGAGCTGGTGTGTTACGGCGGCACGGCCATCAACAACATTCTGCCGGAAGAGGCCCAATTTTACGACAAAAAAACGGAGATTCCGGACTACGATTTTTATTCGCCGAATGCGCTGGAGCACGCGAAGGATTTGGCTGACGAGTTTTACGAGAACGGGTATTCGGAGGTGGAGGCCAAGTCGGGCATGCACCACGGCACGTACAAGGTGTTTGTGAATTTCGTGGGCATTGCGGACATCACGCAGCTGGACCCCACGCTGTTCAAAAACATTCGTGCGGATTCGATCAAGGTGGACGGCATTCTGTACGCACCGCCGAACCTGTTGCGCATGGGCATGTATTTGGAGCTGTCGCGACCCGAAGGCGACGTGTCGCGCTGGGAAAAGGTGAGCAAGCGGCTGGCGCTGTTGAACAAGCACCATCCGTTGAAGGCGACGGGCTGCACGCCGGACAAATTGATGAAGCCGTTCCAAACCCCAAAGAAGGGCAACCAACGACGCGCAAGACCCGCGACTCCGACCGCCGATGAAATTGATGGCGCGACTACTGAAAAAGACGAGGAATCCGAAGAGGTGCGCCTGTTCCGCACGGTGCGGAATGTGTGCATAGACGAAGACTTGGTGTTTTTCGGGGGGTATGCCATATCGCACTACGCGCGGCACCTGCCGCAATCCGACAAGGCGCTGTTCGCGCAAATCCCGCACTTTGATGTGCTGTCAACCGATCCCGAGGCCAGCGCAGCCAAAGTGAAGGAACGGCTGGAAGACAACGACTTCAAGGGCATAATTGTGACCCAGCACTCGGGCATCGGCGAGATCGTGCCCGAACATTACGAGATTGCGGTGAACAATGTCCCGATTGCGTTCATTTACAAGCCGGTGGCGTGCCACAGCTACAACGTGATGCAAGCGGGCAAGCGGCGGGTGCGCATTGCCAGCACGGACACCATGCTTAGCCTCTATCTGGCCATGATTTACACCGACAAACCGTATTACGACGTGGCGCGCATTTTGTGCATGTGCAAGTGCCTGTACGACATTCAACAGCGGAACCGGTTGAATCAAACCGGATTGTTGCGGCGGTTCGGCGCAACGTGCTACGGCAAGCAGGAGACGCTGGACGACATCAAGGCCGCAAAAGCGGAAAAGTACCAAGAGCTCAAGCACGATGATCCCGAGTACGAGGAATGGTTCTTGAAGTATTCGCCCATGGAGTATTTTGAACACACGTACAATGCAAAGCAACACAAGCTCACCGTGAAACGGTCCCCCAATGCAAAAAAGAGTCCTGCGCGTTCGCCTGCTCGTTCGCCTGCGCGTTCGCCTGCTCGTTCGCCTGCGCGTTCGCCAAAGAAAACAATGAAAAAGGAACCCGCATTGAAAAAAAAGAAAAAAACAAAGAAGTCCAAACCGTTGTTCAATAAGTTTTTCAAAATAATCACTTAAACCATGTGCGATTCAATTATGCAAACCATGGCGTGCCCGTTGGTGCTGACGTATTGCAACAAGTTCAAGGACACAAATTATGAAAACACGCGACGGTTAGTGGAAACGTTGAAAGCCAATGATTGGGACCACGCGGTGCTGGGAGCCGGCGAAACGTGGGTGAATTGCATGACCAAAATGACCGCTTATCGCCGACATTTGGAAACGCTGCACCCGGACAAAATTGTCGTGATTGCGGATGCGCACGACGTGTATTGCCTGCGCAACGCGCACTATTTTGTGGACGAATTCAGGGCGCTGCACAAGCCGATCGTTCTCAGCATGGAGCTGTTTGCGGAAGGCCGGATAAATTATGACCCAAACCAAGCGTATGTGCAGGTGGAGTGGCTGGGACCTTACTTTGAGCACCACGGCATGCGCATTGGCCCAAATGATGGCACAAAAAAGTATGTGAACAGCGGCTTAATGTGTGGGTACGCCCGGAACCTCCTGCATTTGATCAACTGGACGTTTGAACAGGGGCACACCGATGATCAAAAAGCGGCGGCGGCGTACGCCAATACGCACCCGGACGACGTGCATTTAGACATGGACGCGCGGTTGCTGCACACGTGCACGTCTGCCGTGAATTTTGGTCTGCATGCCCAGGCGCAGTGCGACGACAGCCCGTCGTTTGGCGAGTTATTCGGACACTCCGCGTATTTTTTGCACATCCCCGGTCTACACTGTGGCGGCGGTCAACCCATGCTGTACAACACGGTGTATGACGTCTTGCAACGGTACAACCCGCGCATTGCGGCCGAATTGCCGTCGTACAATTACAACTACGTCGCATTCAAACACTATCACGAACATGAAAAAAAAATAACATGATATGTGTATAGTCACATGTGGTCCATACCCAATCAGTGGTTAAAATGGGGCATGTTCGTCATGCTCATTTATTACATTGCACATTACAATTACAAGCAGCAGTCGTCATTGGAAGAGGGCTATGAAAACTGGTCGGCGTGCGTGGACCAGGGCTACCCGAAAGACTGGTGCATGTTTACGCCGAATCCGATGGAACCCGCGTCGGGGTACTGCAACTGCGGCGGCGGTCGCTACGGCAGTTACCACGTGGACGGCAAGTGCAATTGCTACTTGTACAACCCGCAGTTGCAGCCCATGTACGTGGACAAACTGTTTCACGATTTTTTGGCGTAGGCGCGAAACGCGTCGGACGCGTCGTCATGCAGCGCCGGGTCATGGCACACCATGCAGCAGCAGCACGCGCACCCACCGTTTTCATAACACCAGCACACGTCGCAGTCCGCGACGTCTTGCACAATGTCGGTGCATGCAAACTCGGTGCATGTAACGTCTGATGCAAGTATGCACGTGATGCTCATTAGCACTGTGGCCAACGGGAAATACGGCAACAGCAAAATGAGAGGCATTGCAAATTAAAGCAAATTCAATTAAATTCAATGTACATTACATGAATTTAATTTTTTAAATTCGTTTTTGCGCTCATTTTGCGTTCATTTTGCGAGTTAGTTCAACCCGAAATTGGCTGGCAGCTCCGGGATGGTGGTGCCGTAGTACGACTCAATCTCCTTCAGCTTGCGGAAATCACGACGCGTCACAAAGTTGACGCCGCTGCCCTTGCGCCCCCAGCGCCCCGAGCGCCCGATGCGATGCAAGTACGTGTGCACGTCGCGCGGCATGTCAAAATTGATCACCGTGCTCACCTGCTGAATGTCAATGCCGCGCGCCGTCACGTTGGACGAAATGAGCACGCGGTGCTGGCCGCCGCGGAAATCGCGGTACGCCTTGTTTCGCAGCTCCTTGTCCATGCCGCTGTGAATGCAGCACACGGGAAAGCCGTCGTTTATCATGGCCTCCGTCAAGTCGCTCACGCGGCGAATGCTGTTGCAGTAAATGATGCACTGCGACACGGAAATGCGCGTGAACAAGTCCTTCAACGTGGCGTACTTGTCGTGGTCCGTCTCCAGCGCCACGTGGAACTGGCTGATGCCCTCCAGTGTCAGCATCTCGCTCTTCACCAGGATGCGCACGGGGTCCCGCATGAACTTGTCGGATAAAGAGTGCAGCTCGGGCGGCATGGTGGCGCTGAACAAGCACACCTGGACGTTCGTGTTCAGCAGTTGGAACACGTTGTAAATTTGCTCGTTGAAGCCGGCTGACAGCATTTCATCGGCTTCGTCCAACACAAGCATCTGCATGCCCCGGCCCACGGCGGGCTGGCGGCGCAGAATGTCGTGCACGCGGCCCGGACAACCAACAAGAATTTGCGGCCCGTTTGCCTTTAAATCCGCCACGTCGTCGTCCGTGGAGGTTCCGCCAATGAGGAGCTGCACGTTGAGGCCGGTCATTTGCGCTCCCAGGTCCTTGACCACGTCAAAAATTTGATTGGCCAATTCGCGCGTGGGGGCGATGATGAGGGCCTGCGGCTGCTTTACGTCCAAGCGCACGCGGTTCAGCGCGCCGGTGGCAAATGCGCCGGTTTTTCCGCTGCCGGACTGCGCCTGTGCAATCACGTCGCGCCCGTCAATGATGGACAGGATGGATTTTTGTTGAATGGGGCTGGGCTTTTCAAAGCCGTAGCCGTACAACCCGCGCATCAGCTGCGAGTTTAAATCGGGGATGTCTTCCCACGCCTCAAATTCCCGGGCGGAGGGGGTGGATTCAGGGGGAGGGTTGGGTGCGGTCATTGTTATGAGTATACGCTGGAGTAGAATGAAGCGGTGTATTTAAGCCGTTTTTCATTTTATTTTTATTGGCCTCATTGCCCTTGCCTTGCCTTGCCTTGCCTTGCCTTGCCTTGCCTTGCCTTGCCTTAAAGCAAACCAGACAATGTCTCACCAAAAAAATATTTTAGTTGAAATGAATATAAATAAGCCGTGCTCATTATCCATAGTTTCAATAAAATGGCAGCAGCAGTCACACCATTATCCACGGTCCCAGTTGCACCGGTGTACCAACTTGTTGATTTTGACGCCATCAAATGGAACGGTTTTGAAATGGAATTGCCGGAGGACGTGATTGCCCTGGTGTCGCGCATAGCGGATCAAGTGGGGGCGCCATCTTACGTGAAGACCCCAATTTTCCCCAAACGAGACAAAGAAAAGGGGCATCAGGGGCAATCCGACGATGCTCCCGCATGTGCACAAAGAAAACCGCGCAGCACCGTGAGTGAAATCACGGAAGACGACTGGGAAACCATCCGCCGGTTCCAAGCCACCGAGTTGAAAAAAAGGGAGGGCATTGATGCGCATCTGGACAGCATCCGGTCGGACTTGAACAAAATCACGGACAACACGTTTGACGAGGTGTTTGTCGCGTTGTGTGCGCGCATTGACGAGCTGAAGGACGAGCCCGATGCGAGCCATTTGCAAACCGTTGGTGCGGCCATTTTCAACACCGCCAGTTCCAACCACTTTTTTTCTGCGGTGTACGCGCGGCTCTTTCATCAGCTCTTGCAGAAATACGACGAAGTGTTCAAGGTGGTGTTTCAGACGAATTTTGACCAGTTCATGGCGCTGTTCAAGACCATAGAGCACGCGGATTCCAAAAAGGACTACACCCGGTTTTGCGAAGTGAACAAGACGAACGACAAGCGGCGCGCCATGAGTTTGTTCATCATTAATTTGATGAAGGTGGGCGTTGTCACCACGTCCCAAGTCATGGACATTGTGCAGCAGCTGCAGTCGCTCATAAAGGAGCACTTGCGCCAGTCCAACCACACCAATGAAGTGGAGGAGCTAACCGAAAACTTGTTCATCATTTTGAAGGATGCGCACCCACAGTTGAGCAAATCGCACGACGAGGAATGGCAAGCCGTCGTGCTGGAGGTGGAGTACAACAGCCAACTGAAACCGAAAAGCGCAAAGCACCCCAGCATCACGAACAAAACCATTTTCAAGCACATGGACATCCTGGATGAATTAAAAAAGAAATGAAAAGAAACATAACCCCGTAAAAGCATAAAAACAATGCAGCAATTGTCTTTATGTGGCGTAAGCGTAAGCGAGATCAAATGGAAGAAGAACCAAATCGGGTTGAATTGTGCATAGATGACGACGAAGAGGAAGCCATGGAATCATCGGTGTCAACGTACGACAGCATGATGCAATCCCTGCACGAAGAGTTGAACGCGGCGATCACGGCAGAGTTGGACGATGACTTTGATCTTTTCAAAATGGATTGCGCAACCGCAATTTCGTTTGACTACGATATGAATTACACAATCAAGCAACTGAAGCACATTGCGGGGTACTACGGGTTGAAATGCAAACCCCGAAAAGCGGACATGATACAAGACATCGTGCTTTTTGAAACCGACGATGCAAATTGCGATACGGTTGCACGACGCAAACGGTTGTTTCATTACGTGGACATGTTGAAAACCGACGAGTACTTGAAGGCATATGTCATCATGTAACGATCCGGCGCCGGCGCGTGTGTAGAAATTTACTGCGGCGTCTTGCGCCTCCTTTGCGTTTTGTTGTTATCATTAGCCTTGGCCTTATCACAGGCCTTATAGGCCTTACAGGCCTTGCAGACCTTACAGACCTTGTCATCCTTGTCACCGGATTTATGAATGGCATTGCAGACCTAGTTATCACCGACTTTGTCAATGGTTTTGCAGACTTTGACACTGGCAATGGCTTTGGCAATGGCTTTGCAGATCTTGGCACAGCTAAAGGCAAGGGCAACGGCAACGGCAATACAGCGGACTGCAATATTGACACAATTGGTACAGATTTTTGTCTAGAAAATATCAAATGAGTTGGAATAAAGTCAGGGTTCAGTGTTTTCACGATGTTAAGAAAGTGTCTTGAATATGGATTAGATGCATCTGCAAAACTGTTGGCGGTGACAACATACACGCGATCCGGAGGAATCACCATGAACATGCGTTTCAGCAAATTGAACCGATCCATGGTGGTGTTGTTGTTCGGTTGAATGTGATCCGAAAACAGAAACCTAGCATATGGGTTCATGTCAGTGTCAACATTCGGATCCGAGTTCAAGAACGAAAAGTCCAGCCCTCCCAATTGATTCAACACTCGGTCAAAATCAAAAAAATAAATGCGACCACTGCTTGGGTTGGCTTCTTCATATGAAATGATTTGCTGAATCATATTGTTAGTTATGCCCGGACCCACCTCTCCTCCACTCGGTTTAAAATTCTTGAATTCTGGATCTGGATCCATGTGTTTGAGTTTCACATAATCATTGACGTTGTTGATGCTTACCACATTGTCTTTGGTGTCGGCGTCATCATAATACAGAAGTAGGCTGTCACCCGGACAATGCACCGATTGCAGCTGCAGCTGCAGCTGCAGCGGCAGCTTATTCACGGCCGTTTGAACATCCACGATGTTGTTTATGACGTCGTCAAAGAACAAGTGTGTTGTGGGTAATATGTCATCCATGTTGAACTCATCCGCATTGATTGCATTCGGCGGCAATGCGGACATTCTTTTATAATACAATTACATAATTATTTCCATTATTTCCATGTGTTGAAAACACCATATAAAAATAAGCACAGTCTATAATTTAATATTTCATTTCGGGGGGTTGTTTTCAAAATGTCGTCGTCGGCCAAAGAAGAACGCGCACAGCAGTTGGAACTGCACCGCATGAGCCGCATGAATGCGGAGTTGATTACTAAAAATGCAGCACTGCAGGCGGAATGCGCCCGGTTGCACGCGATGGCAAAGCAAGAAGCCGAAAAACATGCCGCTAAAACGGAGGCAATGATGAAGCAGCACCAAGCATTTCAAACCGCGCAACAAGAAATGGCGGAGGCCATGCAGCGCGAACGCCGAGCCATGACAGCTCAAACCGAAGAAATGCAGCAGCACATGAAGAAGCAGAATCATCAAGAACTGTCAGACCAACGCCAGTCCAACCTCGTTGAACTCATCGCAATGAAACGCAGCTTGGATGCGCGGTGTGCCGAAACCATTGCCACCAAAACTGCGGAATTGGAAGCCGCGCGAACGGCTCTGGAAAACGCGATTGCGGACGAAAAAAAAGCGCGTGTTCAACGCGAACAAGAGCACATGCTGCATTTTCTGACCCGCATGGAAGAATTTGAAAAGAACAAAGCCGCACAGCTGGAAACGGCCAAGCAACACTTTGATGCCGAATGCAAGCACCGGCTGGAAGAACTGGATCAAATGGAAGAACAACGGCGGGCGAAATGCGCGCGTCGCATGGAAGAACTGGATCAAATGGAAGAACGGCGCAGGGTGCAATGCGCGCGTCGCATGGAAGAACTTGACGTGCACGCGGCAGAGCTGAAGGCAGAAGAACGACTGCGATTTGAACGTGAATTGGAATCCCTGAACAGTAAACATCTCGCGCGTATGGAAGAGTTGAACCAGGCAAAAGCGGATGCTGCGAGGGACTTGGAGGCGGCCAGGCGGGAGCTGGAACAGGAACGCACCCAGCTGCACGCCACCGCCCAACAAACACTGCAATCCGAACTGGAATCCCAGAACAGCAAACATCTCGCGCGCATGGAAGAGTTGAACCAGGCGAAGGCGGATGCTGCGAGGCAACTGGAGGCGGCCAGGCGGGAGCTGGATGCGGCCACGCGACAGCTGGAAGAGGAACGCACCAAGATGCGTGCAGAACTGGAATCTCAGAACAGTAAACATCTCGCGCGCATGGAAGAGTTGAACCAGGCGAAGGCGGATGCTGCGAGGCAACTGGAGGCGGCCAGGCGGGAACTGGAAGAGGAACACACCAAGATGCGTGCAGCCGCCCAACAAACACTGCAATCCGAACTGGAATCCCAGAACAGTAAACATCTCGCGCGCATGGAAGAACTGAACAAGGCAAAAGCGGATGCTGCGAGGCAACTGGATGCGGCCAGGCGGGAGCTGGAACAAGAACGCACCCAGCTGCACGCCACCGCCAAACAAACACTGCAATCCGAACTGGAATCCCAGAACAGTAAACATCTCGCGCGCATGGAAGAGTTGAACAAGGCGAAGGCGGATGCTGCGAGGCAACTGGATGCGGCCAGGCGGGAGCTGGAGGCGGCCAGGCGGGAGCTGGAACAAGAACGCACCCAGCTGCACGCCACCGCCAAACAAACACTGCAATCCGAACTGGAATCCCAGAACAGTAAACATCTCGCGCGCATGGAAGAGTTGAACCAGGCGAAGGCGCAATTTGAGGCGGCCAGGCGGCAGCTGGAAGAGGAACGCACCCAGCTGCGTGAAGCCGCCAAACAAACACTGCAATCCGAACTGGAATCCCAGAACAGCAAACATCTCGCGCGCATGGAAGAGTTGAACCAGGCGAAGACACAATTTGAGGCGGCCAGGCGGCAGCTGGAAGAGGAACGCACCCAGCTGCGTGAAGCCGCCGACCAGCGGTTTGAAGCCCATGTACAAAAGCACGCGATGAAAATGATGCAGGCCATTTCATTCTCTCACGTGTCTCGCGCCGTTTCTGCAAACTACGCGCACATGCACATGATTTGTCATCAGCTAGATTTCAACGAAAAACGGGTGTTGATTTATTCGCACTATTCCGGGCGCGAAGAGGTGGAGAGCTACAATTATTTGACGCTGGAACGAATGGAACACCGGTTTGATCACGTGATTGTGCTGACGAATTGTCCGAACCAGTGGCAGTTCGCCAGCCCCGACTACAACAAGTTTCACGTGTTGTGCTACAATTTTAAGAGCGACTTTCGTAATTACGGCGTCTTCATCATGCAGGCGGGAGGGCAGTTGAAGCGCGCTTCGCAAGTGTGCATCATGAACGACTCGTTTGTCGTGGTGGACGTGGCGGCATTTGACCGGTGCATGCACGGCATGTTTGCGCAGGCCTGTGATTTCACAGGAATTACCAGCAGTTATGAAAATGTTTACCACATACAGTCGTATTTCATGTGTTTCAACAATGCCGCCACAATGGGCGCGGTCGTGGATTACTTTGACGCACACGGACTGCCGATGAATCATCACGCCGCCATTTCATTGTATGAACTCGGAATCACGCGGCATCTTGTTAACAAGGGCTTCGTGCCGTTTGCGGCGGTTTCAAACAAGGAAATGCCGATTCCTTTAAACACCACGCACTGCAAGTGGTCACAAGTGCTGCAAACCACCGGCATTGTGAAGCGGCAGCATTTTCTGAAGCAGTACCCGGCGCGATTCGCAATGACGGACCTCAACATCGCGCTGGTTGCCAATAAATTTTCCGAAAACAAGCACTTTATCCACTTTTTGACTTATCACGGCATAAAATGGGATTGATTTTTGCGGAGTTTACATAAATTAAGTATATATATACATATACATATACATATACATACACATATACATATACATATAAACGCGTTTCAATGTCGTCGTCCATACAAAATTTCCACGACATAAAAAATGTGCTGTTCATTAATTTGGATTCGCGCATAGACCGGCGCACCCATTTTGAATCGCAGTTCCGGAAAATAGGGCTGCAGCCGCAGCGCTTTGCGGCGATTCGGAATGCGGACGGCGCGATTGGGTGCAGCATGAGCCACGTGGCGTGCATGGAGCTGGCGATCAAAAACGGCTGGGACCACGTGCTCGTGTGCGAAGACGACGCCACCATTATCAACCCGGGCCAACTGGTGCACCAGTTCAACCAATTTTTGGCCCGGGCCGGCGACGCGTGGGACGTGGTGCTGCTGTCCGGCAACAATTACCAGCCCTTTCGCCAAGTGTCGCCCGAAGCCGTGCGCGTGGCCAATTGTCAAACCACCACCTCGTATTTGGTGCGGCGCCCCTATTTTGAACGGCTGTTGGCCAATTTCCGCCAGGGGCTGAAACGTTTGATCGCGGAACCGGGAAACCAAGCCAGTTACGCAATTGATCAATACTGGAAACTGCTGCAGCGCGTGGATCGCTGGTATTTAATCGTGCCCACTTCAGTGATTCAGCGCCCCGATTACAGCGACGTTTCTCGGCAGCACGTGGATTACAGCGACGTAATGACGCAAGTGAATAAAAAATGGTACGGCTCAGAAAACCTACGGTTTTCCGAACCTTTCCCTCAGGGAACATAATGTTCCCCGCACCCCTCCTCCTCTTCGGCGAACCTAAACGGGAACCTAAGGTGCCAAGCATTGCGTCCCGTCAGAAAACCTCCTCCTCAGAAAACCTACGGTTTTCCGAACCTTTCCCTAAGTAAACTGGGGAACGAGACGTGCATGGAACGGGAACCGCAGTCGTTGCGTTGCACTTAGTGCCTTGTGTCCCCGTCTTAGACCGTGCATCGCTCCCCTGCATTCGACAGCGCATCTGCGCGCTGGTTTTTATCGCGATACACGTGCTCGTAGTCAATTTTCACGAATTTGGCTGCCAGGGTGGTCGCGCATGTGTGCAGCGGTGCCAGTTTGGGCGAGTTCACTTTGTATTTGCCCTGCATTTGTCGGATGACGAGCTGGCTGTCGCCGCGCACCTGCAGCTCCGTGATTCCCTGTTTCAGTGCCGCATTTAGTCCCAAGATGAGTCCCGTGTATTCCGCTTCGTTGTTGGTCGTGCTGTGCCCGGCAAACACGCATTCCGCGAACACTTCGTTGCCCGACGCGTCGTATATGACAGCACCTGCGCCCGCGCGTCCTGGGTTGCCCTTGCTGCATCCGTCAAAGAACATACTGTGCATGTGCATGTTTTACGGGTATCGTGGGACTAAATGCGGCAAATTCAATTTTTACTATTATTTCAATGGATTCAAATTTAAATAATACAACGCAATGTGTATTATTTGTTGCTCTCATGAATGTGAATGTAACACACGCGCTTTACATTAATCTGGACGCACGCACGGACCGCCGCGCGCACGTGGAAGCGCAGCTGTCCGCGCTCAAAAATGGCATAAACGGGATGCCGAACCTGGCTGCCGAGAGATTCCGCGCAATTAAACACGACACGAGCGGTGCCATCGGGTGCAGCATGAGCCACCTGCGCTGCATTCAGCTGGCCAAGCAGCGCGGCTGGGACCACGTGCTGGTTTGCGAAGACGACGTGCTCTTCACAAACGTGCCGCTGTTTTTGGCACAATTTTCTAAATTCATGGCGACGGTTCCGGCGTGGGACGTGGTGCTGCTGGCCGGCAACAACATCCCGCCGTATCGGGTGGTGAACGACGCGTGCGTTCAAATCAGCAACTGCCAAACCACGACGGCTTACATTGTGCGGGCGCATTACTACGACGCGCTCATTGCCAATTACCGTGCGGGCATCAATTTGTTGATGCGCAACCCCGAACAAAAAATACATTACGCCATTGACCGGTACTGGTTTGAACTGCAGCGCCGGGATCGCTGGTTCCTCGTAACGCCGCTCAGCGTGGTGCAGCGCGAGGATTACAGCGACATTGAGCAGCGCATCACAAACTACGGGCAACTGATGCTGGATTTGGACAAGGAGCAGCTCATGCGACGCCGAATGGAACACGCAAAAATGCAGATGCACCTAAAAAAATGAATGAATGCAATCACGGTGACGGCGGGGTGCCCGTTTCAAACTCGCACAGCAGTCGCGGGCTTGTCATATTGTACGTGTAATGTGTTGCGTGGCCGAATTCATACTTGGATTGTGCCGAGCCTTGTGCCGAGCCTTGCACCGAGCCTTGTGCCGAGCCTTGCGCCGAGCCTTGTGCCGAGCCTTGTGCCATTGGGTCTGGGTCTTGTGTTGCGGGGGCATCACCCTGTTTTGGTTTGTTCTTATTTCTATTAGTGCAGCAGCAATCACACAAGGACAACGATTCCATGGCGTTGGCGTTGGTTCCGGTTTCCTTGAGGTTGTTAGCATTTGCATTGGTGGGCGCTAAACTAGGAGATGCAGGACCCAAAATGGGACTGGATTCCGGACTTATTATTTTTTTGTATGTCGCAAACATTTCAATGCAATTTCTATTTAAATATTGTAGTATGTGTAGATAAAACATCTGGGTTACGAAATGTCCGCGGCCAACATCACGTTTTCCACGTGCTGGTACTCGTTCAAAGCCAAGTTTGATTTCGCCACGTACGCGCAGTGGATCCGCAACATGCTGTCCAACGTGCGCGCGTACAACCTCGTCATTTACACGGATGAAGCGGGGCGTGCCGCATTCAATTTTGATGCGTACGCCGATGTGAACCCGCGCATTCGCGTCATTATCAAGCCGTTTGAATCCTTCCGCAATTACGCGCTAAAGGACGTGTGGATTGCCAACCATGCGAAAAATGAGCTGCTGAATAAGCGGGTAGACTGGCGCGTCAACGCGCTGTGGTCCGAGAAGGTGCACTTTGTGAATGAGACCGTGAACCAGAAGTACTTTGACACGGAGTACTACGGCTGGTGCGACATTGGGTACTTTCGGGGGCGCACCACGGGCCCACTTCAGGACATGCCCATGTCGCAGCTGCGGGGATGGCCGAACCCCGATAAAATTGCGGTGCTCAACCCTGCGAAAATTTACTACGGCTGCGTGAACAACGACTGGTCGCAAATTGAGCACTGCATTGAAACCATAAATCAGACTCAAAACAATCAAACCAATCAAACCAATCAAAACAAAGGGGTGCTGGATCCGCGCCTGAATTTCATCGCCGGCGGGTTCTTCATGCTGCACAAGTCCAAGGCGGAGTGGTGGGCCGTCACGTACGATGCCAAACTGCACCGCCACATGGACCAAGGGCGGGTCGTGAAAGACGACCAGCAAATCATTACAGATTGTGTGTTTTCAAAAGACACGCAATCCAACTTCCACATTTGTCGGGAAGAGGGCGGCAAATACGACGTGTGGTTCCTGTTCCAGCGCGCTCTGCTGTAATCAATTTAATCCACCTCTTCAATGTTGGGGCCTTGCGATTGCCCTTGTTGCCCTGGTTGCCCTGGTTGTCCATAAAGTTTCGCCACAATGGGCGCCACAATGCCCTCCAACTTTTTCTGCTGGGCCGCATAATCATCCACGCACACATCGGTCGCGGCTGATTCCAACCACTCCAACGCATCCTTGCACGCCGACTCCACGGCCTGTCGCTCCTCCTCCGACAGCTTGTCCTTGGCTTCGGTGGCAGAATTCTTCACGGAGTAAATGTAATTCTCCAGCCCGTTGCGCGCGTCAATGCGCTCCCTGTGACGGGTGTCATCATCTCGGTACTTCTCTGCCTCCGACACCATGCGCTCAATTTCCTCTTTGGACAGCCGCCCCTTGTCGTTCGTGATCGTGATCTTGTTGGACTTGCCGCCCGCCTTGTCCGTGGCGTTCACGTTCAGCACGCCGTTTGCGTCCAAATCAAACACGACCTCAATCTGCGGCACGCCCCGCGGCGCAGGCGGAATGCCGTCCAGCTGGAACTTACCCAAAATGTTGTTGTCCTTTGTGAGCTGGCGCTCGCCTTCAAACACTTGGATCAGCACCCCCGGCTGGTTGTCCGCGTACGTGGAAAATGTCTGGCTCTTCTTGCACGGAATGGTGGAGTTGCGCTCAATGAGCTTGGTCATCACGCCGCCAGCCGTCTCAATGCCCAGCGACAGCGGCGCCACGTCCAGCAGCAGGATGTCCTGCGTGGTCTTGGACTGGTCGCCCGTCAAAATGGCCGCCTGCACCGCGGCGCCGTATGCCACCGCCTCATCCGGATTAATGGAGCGGTTCAGCTCCTTGCCGTTGAAGTACTCGGACAACAGCGCGCACACCTTGGGGATGCGCGTGGATCCGCCCACCAGCACGATCTCGTGGATGCTGCCCTTGGAAATCTTGGAATCCCGAATGACGCGGTCCACGGGGTCAATGGTGTTTCGGAACAAGTCCATGCACAGCTCCTCAAACTTGGCGCGCGTGATCTTCGTCGCAAAATCCACGCCGTCAAACAGCGCGTCCACTTCAATCGTGGTTTCCGCCGATGCAGACAGGGTGCGCTTGGCGCGCTCGCATGCCGTCCGGAGTCGGCGCAGCGCCCGGTTGTTTCCCGATGGATCCTTCTTGTGCTTGCGTTTGAACTCTTGCAAACACCACGACACGATGCGGTTGTCAAAATCCTCGCCACCCAAGTGCGTGTCTCCAGCCGTGGCCTTCACCTCAAAAATGCCGTCGTCAATTGTGAGCAACGAGACGTCAAACGTGCCGCCTCCCAAGTCAAAAATCAGAATGTTGAGCTCGCCTTTGCTGTCGCTTTTGCCCTTTTTGTCCAGGCCGTACGCAATCGCCGCCGCCGTGGGCTCGTTAATGATGCGCAGCACGTTCAGCCCCGCAATGGCGCCAGCGTCTTTGGTGGCTTGGCGCTGCCCGTCGTTGAAATACGCGGGCACGGTGATGACCGCATCCGTCACCGCGGTGCCCAAATAGCTCTCCGCAATTTCCTTCATTTTCGTCAAAATCATGGCCGAAATTTCCTCCGGCGAAAATGTTTTTTGCTCGCCCTTGAATTCCACCTGCACGTGCGGCTTGCCGCCGTCCTTGGCAATCACCTTGAACGGCCAATGCTGCATGTCGGCCTGAATGGCGGCGTCGTCTATTTTACGGCCGATGAGGCGCTTCGCATCAAAAATGGTGTTCTCCGGGTTCATGCTGACTTGGTTCTTCGCTGCATCGCCGATGAGGCGCTCCGAATCCGTGAATGCCACGTACGATGGGGTGGTACGATTGCCCTGGTCGTTGGCAATGATTTCCACGCGCTCGTTCTGCCACACACCGACGCACGAATACGTGGTGCCTAAATCAATTCCGATTGCCTTCTTCATTGTGATTTGGATTATTGGTTGATGATGATTTACACCATCAACTAATCTTTAAATGAGTTTTACAATATCAATCAATTGTTTCAGGACCTGTGCTTCTTGGCCCTAGACTTCTTGGCCCTAGACTTCTTGGCCCTAGACTTCTTGGCCCTAGACTTGGACTTCTTCTTGGATCCGCCACTCAACAATCCCATTTGTGCCTCATATTGATCAAACGTTACATTTGGATCTTCCAATAAACGGATTGCTTTTTCAATAATTTTTTTTTGGGTAGTCATTGTTTTTTTTTGTTCATCAGTTAAGTATGTTGAATTTTGCATGGACGCGATTTGTGCATTGATCTCATTCAAAGATGATCGCATTCTTTCCAATGAAATTTGTTTTTGATCCTTCATTTCGGTTTCAACCGTTGGCGGCACTTGCTTTGAACTTTTATTTCCCATCTATTAGTTTTTGAATTTTGATTGCTAGTATATAAACAAAACACGATATTTGATTTATTTTTATTTTTTAATTTGAGGAATGGCCGCCTCAATCATTTCAGTCACATCTAATCCAGGCGCGTGCAGTCCCGCCGCGCACGGGTTGTACACGTGCTCCATTGCAAACGTGCTGGCTTCCTCGCTGCTGGGCACCCAATACACGTCTTCATGCGCCTTAAGCCAGTACGCGAAATAAACGTCTTCGGGGACGCGCACGCCGTTGTTCTGTCTTGCATTCGGGTAAGGATGTTTGCGTGCAATGGCCAGCATGACGCGCACGTTGCGCAGCGACAGCCCGCCGTTACCCACAGTCATTTGCAAGGGGCGGTTGTCAATGGTTGCACTTATGCCATAATCCGCCCACGGCGCACCCACGTAGTCGTACTTCAAGAACGCATCCACGGCGTCGCCGCCTTTGAGCAGCAGCGTGTCGCACTGAAAAATCAGCGCGTGTTCGCATTTAAACAGGTCCAATAAGCACTGCCAAAACATCGGGTCGCCCAGCATGGCGCTGTACTCGCCCGTGGTCAAGTTGCGCTGGGTCATGCGCACGTAATGAACGCAGTCATCTGTGAAAATGTGGCTCAAGCCGTCCTTGACGAACCTCTCGTTGTCGGGCCCGTGATACACGATGAGTCCCCAACCCGCATGCTGCAGCAAGCACATGAAGTTTTTAATCACGGGAATGAGGTTCGGGTGCTGCCGCGGTTCCACAATGACGCAAAACTTGCGCACGGCGTGCTTGGGCTGCATGTGCCGAAATGCGTCGGCACCCAGTTCTGCGTATTGCTGCAAATATTGATTCCACGCCGGGGTATTCATGCTGATTATATGGGGAGATTATGTTGTTTGTTTTGTATGTCGTTGTTTTTAAATGAGTTCTTTTTATATCAGAAAACGGGGAACGTAGTTCACAAGGCATTAAATGCAATGACTGCGCTGCGCTGCGCTTTTACGTAGTTCCGTGAAGAGGAGGGTTTACGGGAACCTAAGGTTCCCGTGTCAGAAGTCCGGCCCGCCCGTGAATGCCGCCACCTCTTTGGTCGCGGATCCGCCACTGACTGCATGCTCTTCAAACTGCGCAATGACGTAGAACCCCATCAAGGAGGACACGTACACGAGCAGCGCGTCGCGCAACAAGAACTTCGGCGGCTTGGGTTCATCTTCTTCGCCGGATTTGTTGCTGTTGGTGAACCGCAACTCAATGAATTTGGCCACCAAAAACACAAAGGCAATGATGCCACTCACAACGTATGCGTTGCCGTTCATTTGATTGATTGCTAAAGTATATACTAACCACAAACGAAACAAATGAGCATTTTTACGAATTGTGTAAAAATGGAATTCATTCACGCATTTTAGGCCAAGATTTCAATGTCGTCCAATTCTGGTGCGTCGTAATTCAGCTTTTTATAGGGTTCTTCAATGGGCTGCACGTCAAACACGTCCAGCTGCACGTCTTCGCCAATATTGATTCGGTCCAGCGCGTCTTCATCATCTTCCGCTTCCTGCAGCTTGCGCTGCATGTACCTCTCGTTGCTGATTTGTTCCAACCGCTCCTCCGTCTTGGGTGCATGAATGGTGTGTTCTGCATTGTTTATGTCAATGGCGCTGTCCACGTCATTGAATTTGATGGAAGCAGTGGAAGCAGTGGAAGCATTTGAAATATCAGACAGTGGCGTTGGCGACGACGGAAATGCATCCGGAACGGGATCAACCCCTGCAGCAATGGCCGCAGCGGTTGGCACCGAATCCGCGGATGGGGATGGGGATGGGGATGGGGTTTGTTGCTGTTCCACCACCTGCGACACGATTTCTTCCTTAATTTTGACTTCCATGTGATCCTCTATGGTCTCATCCATGTACGTTTTCAAAATGAGTTCAAGCGGGATGCTATCGCGGATGCTGTCCAAAATGCACTCCTTGATGATGATCTCCAATTCACGCCCGTTTTTCTGCACCGACAGGGGCGGAATGCCGCGCTCAAACAAATACACGTTGGTGTACAACTTGCGCGCGCAATGCACGTACACCTTGTGAATGAACTCGTTCAACAACGGCACGTCAATGTCCACCTTTTTCTGCTTGGTGCCCACCCGCATGCAGGTCAAGCTCTTCAGCTGAATGATGTGCACGCACGTCACCAAGTCCGCCAAGTACCCGCACCCGCTGCGCTCCACAATGCGCTGCGTCTCCTGCTCAATGATGGTGGCGTTCCACTTTGGCACGCGCGAGAGAAAATTCTGAAATGTCATCAAATATTTACCGGTTTCGTTGTTTTGGTCGCACAGCTTCCACGCCTCGTCAAAAATGGAGCGGAACCCTTCCGACATCATGGGTGCCAAAATGTTGATCAGACGGGCGCACCATTCATTGCGAGACTCTTGCAGGTTGGAAAGAGAGAAGTCGTCCATTGCTGAGGGTTTACATAAATGATATATTTTCTAAACTGTCATTGGAACGAAAAAGGATGAAATGCAGCATGAACAACATCAACAATTTTTCGTTCCTAAATTCATGGCGCGCCTTTTGGAAGGCAATGAGCTTATCGTATTTTTGATCCGGCGACATCTCGGATGCTTCCAGCCATTGCAACAGGTCCATGCTGCTGTACGCCCGCTCATACAATTCATTTACCAATTGAATGATGCCGTCCGCAGTGTACGTGCGCTGCAAGCAAACCGTTTTGTTCAACCATTCTGCGCGCGGTTGCTTGAACTTGTCCAGCGCAGGTCCCGCAAACGTCTTCCGCAACAGGTGCGTGTGCAAATTGGTTTGCACGCCGTCAATCACCGGTTCCGGCACGTGAATCTCGCAAAACCGCGACAGAATGGGGCGCAGCAGTTTGCATTTGTCCTCCACCACAATGAAGAACCGCGTGGAGTGGTTGAACAGCTCAATGCAGCGGCGCAGGGCGGACTGCGCATCCGTGGTCAACTTGTCTGCATTCAGTAGCACCACGCTTTTGAATATCTCTCCGTCCTTCAAGTCCACATTGGTTTTGGCAAAGAACTTCAGGTCCTCGCGGATGAACCGGATGCCCTTGCCGTGCGCGCAGTTCACGTGCATGACGTAATCCTTCAGCGCCACTTTGTCGTTGCCGTATATGCGACGAATGAAATTCCACGCCAGCGTGTTTTTGCCGCACCCTGACACGCCGTGGAATATAATATTGGGAATTTTTTTATGGTCAATGAAGTACTGCAGTTTCTGCTGCACGTCGCCGTGAATGTCCAACAAGTCCAAGGGTTCCGTTTTGGGCTTCTTGACCACACGAACCCGGCGGGGTTTTAAAACGGGTTCACTCATATCTACGCAACATGATCGCGTTGACTTTAATACCTTATTTATTAAAAAAAATTGATTTAAACATGGTTTGAGGACATATATAACACAATACATTGACACATTGTACCATACCATACCATACCATACCATACCATACCAATACAATGTCATGGGCATCTATAGTCAAGAAAAACATCGGGGCAACGGAACCAACCACCGCAAGGGAACCGGAACCACCATGTGATGATTTTCACAAATGGTTTCGCCGCGAAATTGGAGTGAACCAAGAATCGTTGGCCCAAATTGAAAAAGAAGATGAGGCACAATGCAGACCAAATTGGGTCATGTTGAAACGTCCAGATGCACCAAAAATAACTCCCGTTTTCAAAACAAGAGAGGAACTGCATGATTGGGAGTATTCAGAACTTCTCAAAAACCAAAAATATTCGGATGAAGTGTTTGAACAGCGCACGCAAGAGTGGCGCATCAAAAACAATTGGTTGCTTCCTCCCATGAAAACCAAAGTTTCCAAAGATGAACAGACCCGAGGGTTTTATGTGGAACATGACCACAAACACACCCCCATTGTTTTCTATGTCACGCCTTTCAGCACGGAACGCGATCTGGCATTGACTCAAACACAAGAATGCATGGAAGACATGTTGTGGTGTCTCATTCATTCGCGTTCCGATGAGCTGGTGGCATGCAAGACGGTGGCCGAGTTCAAAGCGCTGTTTGAACGCAACATTCGCTTGGAACCCGAATTGCGCCATGTTCATCTTTACAATCGTAACCGAAAACATAGTTTCCCGCTCAAAATGCTTTGGCTTCTTTCACAGAAAGCAAACGTGTTCCCCGGCAAGGCGCGTCCCGGAACCGCTCGCTGGACCAAAGACCCGGTCCAACCACCCTCCAGTGATTATTGCATGTGGCCAGTGTTTGACCCTACAACTTATTCCAAGAGCATGATCTTCTTCAGCTCGCGCAAGTTTCGCGACTCCAGTAATGCAATTATTCACGGCCAACATGGTGGCCGCGAAGAAACCGGCATTTGTGTGGTTAAACGGTTGAAAGAAAACGGGGATGCAGCCCCCATTCGCTGGCTCCTCTCTGCAAAAGAGCTGCGCGAAATGGAACGCGTTACGTTTCACCCTGAGTGCTCCCCCTTTCGCGAATCGGTTGAATATGACAGCGATTGGTATGATGATGACTGGTTATGATTACGCGAATTTGAAAAATTTTAAAAAAAATTGAATGCATGAAACGTCCCGTTTTTTTCATAACAGTACACAATTCATTCCGTTCATTCCGTTCATTGCATTCATTCATTCATGCAATCCGACGACGCAAACAACGCAAACAACGCAAACAACGCAAACAATAGCACCATTAAGGACGAGATCCACGGACTGCTGTCCGCCTGCTTACCCGATGACCTAAAGGAGAAGTACGCCGAATTCTTGGCCAATCAGGCTGCCCCTGCCCCTGCCCCGACACCACTGCTTTCAGTGAACACCTGGAAACACACCAAGGCATTCACCAACAACAAAAGAAGAGAAACGCAGACGCAGTATTACGTTCGCATGGCCGCCGCGCCCGAAGTGATTGATCTGGTGAGTCTGGACTCCAAACCGTTCGGCACCGTGGGCGAAGCCATGATGGCAGAGCTGTTTCAAATGGCGCCAAGAACGTCCAGCCAGAACGACGGCGTGTTTGAGGGTCGCAAATGCGAAATCAAATGCGCCCGATACTGGGCAGGAAACGACGAGTGTCGGTGGCAGCATTTGGAACCCGAGCATGATTACGAGTTTGCAATGCTGGCCATACTAGATTTCCACGAATGGAAGGTATGGTGCATTTCAAAGGCACTCCTTATGGGCGAGCTGCGGGAAAAAAAGGTCGTCACGTTCCAAGGCAAACAGGGCTGGTGGACGCTGAAATCGGCCATCATGCCGTACCTGACGCCGATTCACGGTCTGGAGTGCTTGCGCAAATTTGTCAGCGCTCTTCCAAAATAAATTGTACGCATGTATTATAGGTGGACGTATACGCAAAATGGAAACCACGGGAAATGATGGCATGGTTTACGATTACATGGGCATAGACGGGGTATACAGTGGGGAAATCAAAAATGGAATTCCCCACGGAGTAGGTGAATACACGTACAATGACCCGAATGATGCAACGAACAATTTACGCATTCAAGGAACATGGCACGACGGTGTTCTGCTAAGTGGCACCCGTTATCAAGGTGATGCAGGTGATGAATGTGTATTTACCGGATTTTTTCATGCAAATGGGCATGCAAGGGAAGGCACAATGACGTTTAGTGGCGGTGTGGAATTTCATGGAACATTCAATGATGAGGGCGATTTCAAACATGGCAGAATGACGCACCTAGGAATTGATAGGAACGGATGGTATGAGGGAGATTTTGTGGATGGGACACGCAATGGAACAGGTCAGTTGTATGAGGATGGCGTGCTTTTCACCGGAACCTGGAAAGATGATTTTTTACACGGCAAAGGCACAATGAAAGTGCCAAATGGCACAATCTATGATGGTATGTGGAATGATCACCATTTTGACGGTTCAATATTGTATAGCAATGGCGTGAATCGTGAATTCATTGGTTATCTCAAACATGATGGCGAGAAGGCAGTGGGGCATAGTGAAGACATGTCAGTGACAAACAGCGGCCACCATCTTACATATGAAGGGGATTTTGAGGATAACATGCCAGTGGGTTTTGGATCAATCATGTGGTTGAGCATCAATGTTGCTGTTGCATTGCCCGTGTTCAGTCATGCGTTTCATTCATTCTGCATTGTGTCCCCCAAACAATACAGACAGTTAATTCAAGCAGGAATTTTACAAAAACTGGAGGATCCCATTAGTTTGGATGTGATTGATTTAAATACCCGCAAATTTCACCTGCTTCATTTCGGTTTAAAATTGGATCAAACCGCCGACGTTCAATTATGGCATCCAGTAGACATACTCGCGGCAGCATCAATGAAACTCAACACATGCCCACTTTGTCGGATAGACTATCCCCGCCCCCTGATGGATTGGATTAAACGGGAAGCACGTAAAGTCGAATCAGCAGCAGCAACCAAGATACAGCGGTTTGTTAGATCCAGAACCAGAACAAAAAAACGCGCCAGCGCAGCAACCAAAATACAGCGGTTTGTTAGATCAATGCAACACAAAACACGACGCAAGAGCCATGGCGGCACTAAGCGAAGCGGCACTAAGCGAAGCGGAACTAAGAGAAGCGACAATAAGAAGAGAAAAAGCAAGCGAACTGCGAAGCTTCGTTAGCTGTATCAATCATGTCGCGCGCACAAATACATATGTGCATTCCTCCGTTTTTTTCTGATCGCTTGCGGCTTTTTGCCCCGGGCGCCGGCTGTTGGCCATCGTGAACACCGTGTCGTCCAAAAGGCGCCACCCGTGCTCGCCGTGAATCCGGATCACATCGTCCAGCAGGTCGTACTTTTTGTCGGTTTTGAAGTTCTTCACGCTCCAGCAGCTGTACTTCACGCCGAGCCGAATCACGCCGGCGATGACTGGGTTTAAGAAGTCATTTAGCCATGCCTGGTAGCCACCCACTTGGACGCTATGAACGCTCTGCGTCGGCTCGTCCGAGTACAGTTCCAGGTTGTAATACGGCGGGCTCGTCAGCGCAATGTCATAAGTGCCAAGCGATTGTTGCAACGCCACTTCGGCGGGCTTGTTAATAAGGGTGACGTTGGTGAGCCCCAGCTCGTCGCGGATGGCACGCAGCGCCGCATACGTCTTTGCGCAGGGGTCAATACCTGTGTAATGCACCTTCAAGGAGGGGGAGACGAGCTCCCCCCTCAAACCCCCCGCAACGGAGGGGGAGACCCCCGCAAAGGAGGGGCTTTCTACGCTTTTGGCGCCGATCATTCGGCCGCCCCAGCCCGCGCACACGTCCAATACACGCACGTCCGTCATGGCATCCTTGGTGGCAAGGTAAGCCACCACCTTTTTCGCCATGAGCGGGCGGTACATGGTCACCTTGCCCAGCCCGTTGGCGAATGACAGCGAGCGAATGATTTCGGACGCGTATGGCGTGGAGTGCTGTGCGCGGTTGAAACGCAGCGCCTTTTCCAGGCACGGCTGCGTCCACAACGACTCCACGGAGTGCCCCTTGTAATTTCGCACGGCGTGGAAGTGCTGCATGTGCTTTCGCAGCACCTTCATGCCCGCCACCTCCGTGGCCGAAATGGTCATGGCATTGACGGTCGCGTCCTTTTTTAATAATAGAGCCCAGTCCTTCTGTATGTCGGCGTCTGCATATGTTTCACGCAGCACCCCGTTGGCTTCCAGTTCGGCGGCCAGCTGAGGTAGCAGCGCTTCAAACTCCGCGTCCGTTAAATTGGTGAGCGCGTGCTTGCGGTTCAATATTGATTTCAACATTGATTTGAATGATACATTAATACCATTCAAACTAGAGCACGGTCTAATTCAATTTTTGCATGAATACACTAATTCTTTCCAATGATTATTTCCACATTCATTTTCTCATTTTTCTTTACACGATTGCATACGCGGCTTGTGTGTCTTGTTGCACCATGTCCGCAATGAGCTGCTGGAACGAGGTGCGCGGGCGCCATCCCAGCACGCGCGCCGCCTTGGACGCGTCGCCCCACAGCACGTCCACCTCCGTGGGCCGGTAGTACTTTGGATCAATGAAAACAAGGTCTTTGCCGGTGACCTCGTCGTACCCCACCTCGTCGGCGCCCGTGCCGCGCCACTTGATTCGGATGTTGGCCATGCCGAACGCCAGCTCAATCATTTCGCGCACGCTGTGGGTTTCACCCGTGGCCAGCACGTAGTCGTCCGGCGCGCCCTGCTGCAGCATGAGCCACATGCCCTCCACGTAATCCTGTGCGCTGCCCAAGTCGCGCTGCGAATCAATGTTGCCCATGACCAGCCGGTCCGTCTCGCCGCGCAGAATTTTTCCCAATCCCAGCGTGATTTTGCGCTCCACGAAGTTGTGGCCGCGGCGCACGCCGCCGTGGTTGAACAGGATGCCGTTGGACGCGTGCATGCCGTACGCCTCGCGGTAATTTTTGACGATCCAGTACGCGTACAGCTTGCCCACCGCGTACGGCGAGCGCGGATAAAACGGCGTGGTCTCGCGCTGCGGCATCTCCTGCACTTTGCCGTACAGCTCGCTGGTGGACGCCTGATAAAACCGGGCAACCGAATCCAGGTTGTTATTACGGATCGCTTCCAGCAGTTTGAGCGTGCCGAATGCGTCCGTGTCGGCCGTGTATTCCGGCATCTCAAACGAGATTTTCACGTGCGACTGCGCGGCCAGGTTGTAAATCTCCAGGCGCTCCATCGCTGGGTGCGTCGTCTTGATGTGGTTCAAAATTTTGTACAGACACGCACCGTCCGTCATGTCACCGTAGTGCAGCTTCAGGGCGGGATTATGAAACAAGTGCGCAATGCGCGCCGTGTTGATGGTGGACGAGCGCCGGATCAAGCCGTGCACCAAATAGCCCTTGCCTATCAGCAGCTCGGTCAAATAGGACCCGTCCTGACCGGTGATGCCGGTGATGAATGCAATCCGTTGCTGCATTGGCTGTGACATAGTTGAGAGAGAGGACACTAATTCACTCATAACCAATTATGATTGTAATGTATTAATTCATTTAAATTAGTTAAATGTAAAACATTATGCATCACATTATGCATCCATCATCTCTCGCATCCATGCCAGCGATTGGCTTACTGCAACCGCACCCCCCCCTTCCCCCATTGTGTGTGCTGGTGACTGGCGGATCCGGACTGGTTGGGTCCGCGCTGCGCGACGTGTGCGGACCTGAATTGAAGTACCAAATTATTTTCGCGTCTTCGCACGACTGTGATTTAACCGATTATGATGCCACCTTGCGATATTTCCGCATGGTTGCGCCGCACGCGGTCATTCACCTGGCAGCGGCTGTGGGCGGTCTGTTCAAAAACATGCGGTGCAAGGTGGACATGTTTGAAACCAACATGCGGATAAACATGAATGTGCTGCGCGTGTGCCATGAATTGGGGGTGTCCAAGGTGGTGAGCTGCCTATCCACGTGCATTTTTCCGGACGACAAAACGAAGACGGAACAAATTAACGAGTCCATGCTGCACGCCGGCCCGCCGCACGCATCCAACGAAGCGTATGCGCATGCCAAGCGCATGCTGGAAGTGCAGTCGCGCTGCTACAGGGAACAGCACGGTCGCAACTACGCGTGCGTCATCCCCACCAACATATATGGTCCGCACGACAATTTCAACTTGGACGATGCGCACGTGATTCCTGCGCTGATTCACAAGTGCTATTTGGCCAAGCAGCAGGGCGTGCCGCTGGTGGTTGCGGGTAGCGGTGCACCGCTGCGGCAGTTCATTTATTCGCGCGACCTGGCACTGCTGCTCATTTGGACGCTGGAACACTATGACGCAACTGCGGACAAGGACAAAGGTGCCGGTGCCGGTGCCGGTACAGGCACCCTCATTCTTTCGGTGGATCCCGCCGATGAAATCCGCATTGCCGATGTGGTGCGCCACATTGCCGACGCGATCGGCCTGGACAACGACATTGTGTATGACACCGCGCAACCCGACGGCCAATTCAAAAAAACGGCGGACAACGCCAAATTCAAGCGCCTCTATGGTCGCGATGCGCCGTTTGCATTCACCCCCATTCGCCGGGGCATCCGCGAAACGGTGCAGTGGTTCGTTCAAAACTATCACAGCGCGCGCAAATGAGTAAAGGTGTAAAAACAATTAAAAACAATCAATGGTTTAAATGCAAACCAAGCGACAAATGATGACGCGCGTGGTGTCGTCCCAGCCGAGAACCGATGGGTTTGGAGCACAATTTCAAAACATAATATTCGACATATTGTACACAACCGCGATGACACCCGGTGTGCAATACGTGTTCCCATCCAACATTGTGCGCATGCAGTTTGAACACAATTACAGTGATGACCCCACGTTTTCTAATAGATTGATTCGTTACATGAATTTGTATGCCAAATTTAATGCGCCCAAACCAATTCACGTCGTTTGGTACAAAGGAACTGAAAATTATGCGTTCTGCGAAGAAAATTTGACACGATTGCTGGAAACCAATGCATTCAAATGGATAAAACAATTGTTCTTTGAAGGAAAAACAACGCCGTACGACACTGCATTTTACAATGTGGCGGTTCATGTGCGCAAACACAGCGCCCATGACATGCGTGTCCACAAGCGCACGAATGAACCGACCGCATACTACCTCAATGTCATGCGATTCATACTTGAGGAGTACACCGGCACAAAACCGGTTCGGTTTCACATTCATTCGCAGGGGGGCGCCAACCACGAATTCACCAATTTTTCCGCAACGCGTGCAGCAGAGGTTGTCATGCATTTGGATGAATCGGTGGAAGACGCGTTCAATGGACTGGTTTTTGCGGATGCGCTGGTCACATCAGCCAGCTCGTTTAGTTACGTTGCCGCAATGCTGACCGACGGAGTCGTGTATTATAAACACTTTTGGCACAAGCCATCCATGAAGTGGGTGATTGGTGACAATTTGCTCTGTGCAAATGCAATTAAAAATTAAATGTTTATTTTTTTTATTGTTTTTATTTTCTGGATTTAAAAAAAAAATTGAAAGCTCTTTTTGGGAATCCATTTACCGATCAAGTTACAAACAACAACAACAACAACAACAACGATGGCCGCTACTATTATCAACAACGACACCAACAACAACAACAACGACGACAACCTCAAGGGAACCGGAACCAACGACGCCGACTTGCAACCCATCATTCAGGATGACACGACTCCAACATCTGACTCGGACCCCGCCGCCGCAGTTGAAACGGACAGTGTGGCAGTGACTGCTGCTGTCAAAGACATGAACGTCATCTTTGTGCAGGACGTGAGCGGTTCCATGGAAGAACAGCGTCGCTCAGTTGTGAACGGCATCAATGAAATCGTCGGCGACCTCAAAAATCGTTACGCTGCGCCATGCAAACACGCTGCAACCATCCGCGTCATCAAGTTCTCGTCGCATGACAACATCAGCATCGGCCCCAGCATGCCGGTGCACGATGTGCCGGTGATGACAGTTGCCGACTTGAAATGCGATGGATCAACGGCGCTGTGGGATGCAGCCGCGATTGCAATCACCCGCATGAACACGGAGAGCGCAGGGGTTCCCGCAACCACGTACATCTTCACGGACGGCCACAACAACGATTCCAGGAACTACAGCCTGTCCGACGTGAACACAATGATCGCTCAGAACAAGGAGAAAAACCCCATGCATTCGGTGCTCTTCGTTGGTTCTGACCCGTCAACCATGCGCAATGCAAGCGACATGGGGCTGGACCGCGTGCACTCCATTCAGCACGATTCCGAAAACACCCCGGTTGCGTACGAGGTGTGCAGGCGTGCCCTAGGGCGCTGCGTATCGGGCGACACTCAAAGCACCGAATTCAACGAATCCGACATCGTCCTGTCGGAAACACCGTCTCTGGGCCGAACAACAGACTGCCAAGCGCACAGCTGGGAGAATGTCAAGAGCGACGCGGTTGGCGATTCGCAACCCGATTCGCAACCCGAGTTTGACCAATTTGAATCGGACGACGCGCCCAGCCGAACTATGTCAAGCAGACGGTAAGTCCAATAACCCAAGGTAAGTCCAATAACCCAACCCCAATACAATTGTGAATGAAAAAAATACTACACTTTTTTCATTTATTTATTATACAGACATAGATACATGAGCTACATTGAATACATTAAACAAGCACATGGAAAACATGGAACCCATGGAACCCATGGAACCCACGGAAAATGAATCCGAAAAATCCAATGAATTCTTCGTGTATTTACTGGAATCATCCTGCAAACGCGCCACGTATGTGGGCGCCACCGTAAATCTGGAACGCCGACTCAGACAGCACAATAAGGAGCTAGCAGGCGGAGCGCACGCCACCGGCGCCCGAGTGGCCCGCGGCCAAACATGGCGTCGCGCATGTCACGTGACCGGCTTCCCCACATGGCAATCCGCCCTCCAATTTGAATGGCGGTTCAAACAGCTCACGCGCCGCGAACCGTCGCACCCCAGCCAGACCCCGCTGGAACGCCGCAAAGCCGCGCTGCAAAAACTAGTTAATTTAACACAGTCCACGAGCAAGGCGGTCCCTTACGCCGAGTGGCCCTCCGGCGGCCCCGTCATCATCTGGGAATGAACCAAACGAGAGCTTAAAAAAAGGCACCAGCCGCAAAATGTTACAATTTCTCTCTAGACGAAAATCGGAAACACCATATTTTTTCAAACGGGCACTGCATGCATGGTCTCACCACCAATCGCCCCAAAAAGTTCCGCAAATTACCTAGTACGCGTCGAATTTTCCCAAAAGTGTTTCGTCGATCTCATTTTTGGACATACTTTTCTTGTCCATTTCTCAAAATTTTTTCGACTCTTGTGCAAATTCGAATCGAAAAAATAACAAAATTATTCAACCAACTTTGTATTAAAAAACGTGAGCATAATGCAGCGCTTAAAAAAAGGCACCACGACGGCGCATTTTTTGGCCCAAAAAAAACTTAAAAAAAGGCACCAAAATGCGTGCATTTTGGGGGACAAGAGCCTAAAAAACAGCCTACGAAATAGGCTAAAATAGGCTCTTTTTCACTATAAAAATAGGCAAAATAGGCTAAAATAGTCACCGATACCTAGGGGAAAAGCCTAAAATAGGCTCGCGATAGGCCGAGACCATTTACCCGCAGACAATATTCAAATCAGCGTGGAAAATGCTTAAAGCATAAATTTTAATATTGTCATTATTATATACAACTCTCTCAAAGTGTTTTGCAATGGACCCCAAACCACCGAAGTATGTTTGCGAAGCATGCGAATATCATTGCAACAAAAAGAGCCACTACGCGCAGCATTGTGAAACCGAAAAACACAAACAAGTATATAATAAGGCAAAGTTTGTTTGCGACGCATGCAGCTATCACTGCAACAAAAAGAGCCACTATGTGCAGCATTGTGAAACTGAAAAACATAAGCAAACATCAAAAAAAGATGGTCAGCCGACAGTCGAAATGAACACGTTTATGGAATCCATGATAAAAATGCACAAGGATATGCTGACCACGTTTGTTGAAACAATGAAAGAAAACCCCGCACAAGTGGCGCATGTCACGCACACAAATAATACGATTAACCACAACAATCAGTTCAACGTGCAGGTGTTTTTGAATACGGAGTGCAAGGATGCGGTCAAGCTGAGCGACTTTGTGAAAACGCTGAAAATCACGCTGCAGGATTTGGAGTACACGAAGACCAACGGCATCGTGGAGGGCGTGGGCTCCATTATTGTGAACAACCTGAAGGGCATGGACGTGCACCTGCGGCCGATCCACTGCACGGACGCCAAACGCGAAACCATGTACATCAAAAGCGACGAATGGATGAAGGACGACATGCACGAGCAGGTGAAGAAGTTCATTTACATGACGTCGTGCTATCAAACACGCGTCATACAGGATTGGATGGAGGCTCACCCGGGCTGGGAGAACAAGGAGAAAATGCACATGGAGTATCAAAGCATTTGCAAGGAGCTGTACAAGAACATTGAGAAGGACGAAGCCGCGCACCGCAAAATCCTGAAAATCATTGCGAAGGAGACGCACATCAACAAGGCGGAAATGATGGGACTCATGCAATAAGGAACGATACGATAAGGAACGATACGATAAGGAACGAATAAGGAACGATACGATAAGGAACGATACGATAAGGAACGATACGATAAGGAACGATACGATAAGGAACGATACGATAACAAAAATTATAAAAAGCCAAGAACTGATGCGCCCGCTTCGGGTTCCATGTATCCCTGGTTCTTATTGGTATTGCTGTTTTTGCCGTCCTTCGTGTTTTTACTGCCGGTTGAGTTCATATGATAATGATACACGTTGATTGCGCCCCCGTGCTGGTGCTGGTGCTGGATGGCGGACGTTGTGGCGCCCGTTTTGGATGCGGAGCGACGCTTTATGTGATTGTCATTGTCGTCAATGGGCGCGTCTTTTCCCGGCACAAACAGTTGTTTGGATTTCTGCTTGTCGTTGGAGCACACCGTGTCCATTGGAACAAATTTTGAGCGATCAATGATGTAGTTTGGAGGAAGTGCGGGGTTTGTATTTGTGTTGGTCATGTAGCACAGATCAGTAGACCCGCCTCCACTGTCATAAGTTGTCCCGGATGTGATTGCAGGACACATGAACCCATTCGTTGGGTCATTAATGCACGGATTAATGGTTGAGTTTCCATAAAAATCATTGGGATACGGCATCATGCCGTCATCCGCAGAATAGCACCCTGGAATCACACACTGGTTATCACCGATTGTGATCGTATTTGTTTGACAAGTGCTTTCTGAACAAATGGGACCGGATGAGCCTTGTCCTTGTCCTTGGTCGCCACCACCGCCAAATTGTTGTGCCAACAATTTACACACGGTGTCGTCCGTATCGCATGTCAAGTAATTTTCACTGGTCCCGGTTGGTTGTTGAAAAGTGTAGTTACCGTACTGGGTGCATTTGTCGGGGTCTTTTGGATCCGCATACTTTAAGCAATCGGCCGCGTATGTGTAGTAACCGCATGTCAAACACTCTTGCGCATCCATCGTGTCATCCTTTGGACGAAACGCAGCGCAGTATTTTATGCTGTAGTCGGGGTCGCCATTTGGCAGCGTGGGATTAACACAGTTGCCATCAATTGCTGCCATGGGGTCAAACACGGATTGCGTTTTTCCAATTTCCATACACTTGTCCTTGTTGCAACCCGCAACAGGTATCCTCACACGGTCTCCTTTGTATCGGCCGCTGGTGGATGCGATGCCCTTCTTTTGCGTAGTGGTTGACGACACTGTGTTTTGGGGTTTTTTTTCGCGGTTTTCAAACCCCTCGGCCAGTTTGTCGTGTTTCATGAGCAGGTTGTCCAGCAAAAAGTCATGGTCTGAGCTGCCATCGGCGCTGCCAGCATTGCCCGATGCGTTGCGCTGTCCGGCAGCAGATGGTTCTGCCATTGATATTGCTTCTGCTTCTGCTTTTTCGCCTCTGCGCCGCGTGGCGAACCCTTCTTCTGCATTGGATGAAGGCAACAATAAGATCACCACGCTCACAGCAATGATAATTGCGCTAAACAAAACAAAGTAATTCATGTGTTTCAGTTCGGAGACAAACCTATTATATAATTATATATTTGTGAATATAATTATTTTCAATGAATCGGGCCGCTCATAATAAAGAGGGGAGGGGTTTGGATTAGTGAATTGGTTAAGGAAGGGGTTGGGGGCGCTACGCTTAGATAGGTTCCCCCTTAGCGCTACGCTTAGTGCTACGCTTATCGCTACGCTTAGTGCTACGCTTAGATAAGGAGGGGTTTGGGGGAACCTTGGTTCCCCCTTATCGGCAGCAGTAGCTGTTCAGGCTCTGCGTGTACGGGTTGTTGCGGAAGGCGTCCAAAATTTCCGGGTTGATTCTCTCGCACTCAATGGCGTTGCGCGGGTAGTCCTGCGGCATGCGCATTTTGCCGTACGTTTCCACAGACGGCGGCATGTTCACGGTGTTGGGGCCGGGAGCAGCGGCGCCCATGTAGTTGCACGCATTCGCGTGCGGTTTGCGCACGCTAAGATTGACGTCGTGATTCGCGAGGCTCATGTTGCCCTGGTTCGTCCACGACGTCTGCACCTTGTTGCAGTTGTTGCGCTGGTTGTAAGCGGCGTCGTACACTTGGTTGCCCATGTGCGCCCCTGCGCCACCCGCCGACCCCATGTACTCCACGTCGGTGGTCGTGTCGCGCTGGTTCTCCACGGGCTGCTGGTCCGCCACTTGGTAACCCGCGTTCGTCTGGCGCTCAAAGTTCAAGTGGTTGAAATCCAGCAACGCGGACGTGGTTTCCTTAATTGTCGTGGGCAGGCGGTCGGCGGGATTGAACACCGTGCCAGCCGGCACCGTCGTACCTGCATTCGCATACGCGCGCAGGTTGCCGATTGCGTTCTCCTTGCGCGACGGGCGCACCACATCCAGGAGCGGCGCAACCACGGCGCGAATGGCGCCAAACACGCCGCCCGGTGCCACTGCGTGCGCGGTGGTGCTGCGATTGTTGTGCAGCAACTTGAACCCCGTGCGCCCGTGATCGCCGGTGGATGCGGGGCGTTGATCCGACGCCGCCATGTTGATGGCGTGATGTTTGGTGGGGTCCACTTGCTGCCGCTTGGACGGCTCCACTGCGGGCGCAGCGTACGTGGCAGCGCCGTTCTGCTCGGCACCCGCGCCAAAGTACTCCGACGTGGTGGAGGGACGGTTCACAAAGCGGTCGGCCTGAATGGCGCGCGCGGTTTGCGCCTTTTCCAAGCCCGTGGTGGTGAGCCAGCGGTCGGGCGTGTTCAAGTAAAACGTGTCGGGCAGGTACTTCTCCACCTTGCCCTGCGTGGCGGCGCTGGGCGCGTTCTGGATGTAGTAATACGCGGGCCCCTCGTGCGTTTCCAGGCCGAACGTGAGCTTGGGGTTCGTCTTCACGCGCAGCTCGTCCACGTTGCGGTCCACCCACTTGTCGCGCGCGTCCATGCCGGAATTGAAGCCGCCGCTGCCGGCGTCGGTGAAGCCCTTGTCCAGTCCCGGCGCCACGTGCACCTCCTCCCACGGCTTCACGTTGGACATTTTGCTGGACGGCATCTGGCGCGACTGCATGAAGTCGCTCGTGTTGGGTGTGCCGTACACGTAGTTGTAATTCTCCTGCGGCTTGAACAGCGGCGCAACCTCCGTCTTGCTGACCCACTGCGACCCGGCGCCGTTCATGGTGTCCAGCACGGACTCGTGCACGTTGGCGTCCGTGGTGCGCCCGCGGATTTTGGCACCGAAGAAGGGCGCCATGTTGTTGTGCTTAAAGTCGGCGGCGTCCATGGGCTTGCCCGTCAGCGACATGACCTGGCGGCGCTGCTGGTAGGCGTCGCCGAACTGCGTTTTGCCGCCGAAGTCAGGGCCGCCGTTGGCCACTTCCTCAAACACGGACTGCTCGTAGTACTTGTCGGTGGCGGCGTTGGGGTTCGGGAAGTTGGAGTACTCGTTGGCGTCGTAGCCCGTCTTGGGCTTGAACACGGGGTAGTTGTCGGGCGGAACCGACACGTTGGGCATGGAATTGACCGGCTTGCCCATGTTGACGTAGCCCTCTTTCACGGGATTAGAGGCAGCTAAAGGTTTGGGTCCGCCGTCGTTCTTTCTTTGATTGGATAAAAGGTATGCACTGGCCAATCCGATGAGAGGAATCGCAAGTTCAGCCATGATCTGTAAGGAAGGTGTGAATATATTATGTAATGATAAATACTAATATATGAATATACTTTTTATTTGTATTTCAACTCACTAATAATTGCTAATGGCTGGAGAACGGAACTAAAATCGTCTTAATGATTCGCTTGGCCGTCTTTCGCATGGCGGTCTTCACGGCGGGCGAATAATCGGTCGCTGGATTGAGTGGGGGGACCACGTCCCGCAGGCGGGGGAATGCAGCGCGATCAAACCGCTTCATGGTGTGAAAGAAGTACACGTAGTTCTTGGTGACCGCGTACGCCAGCGGTGCGTCGGCCGCCACCTTCAAGAACGGATTGCCGGCAAACCCCGACACCAGTTCCGAATAATACTGTTCCACGGGTTCGTCCAGCGTGACTTCCACGACGTCGTGGCCGATATAAAGGTATTTGAATTTGGATTCATTGGACCCAATGTGCGCGAGCAGCGAGTTTCCGGCTTCACCAATGTCGCACACGTCCTTCAACGGTTTTCCACTCAATGTGCGAGCGGGCAACCGGACGCCCGGCTTCAAGCTGGACGGCACAAACAGCTTCTTGATGTTCGCACGGTACACCTGCTTGTCTGCTGTGATGTCCGGAGCGTATTTGCTGGTGTAAACGGTGAGCACTTTGCCAAACACGCGCACGACGAATGCCGCCCCGCCCGCAAAATGAATGAGATATTGCTTTCCTGCACGCTTGCGCACGGTGATGGTTTTGCACGCCATAGATATCCGTATGGGTTTATTATGCAATTACACTCTACTATTTTATTATTTCATGGATGGAGGGGGACGCACATGCCCAGCTTGTGCGCATTGGTTGCGCCGAACACGCGTTTCAACGTGCTTTTCCGGGGCTTGTATTGCGACATCACGCCAATGTCGTACTTGCCCAAACGACCCGAAAGGCGGGCGTTTTTAACAATGGTTTCCACCACCTCTTTCGCTAAATCAATGTGTTTCAGCGTGGGCCGATAGTGCCCGGATTTGGTGTTTAAACATATGGTGATTTTGGAATCAGCAATGTCGTAAAACACGGTGCCCGATCCCGCCGACAGCACCTCCATGCAGTTGAAATGCTTCTTGAACTCCGCGCTGAACCGGGTCTGCGCGCGCTTGATGTCGGGACAACCGGCCAGCCCCTTTTTTGACGTTTTGCACGCGGTAATGTAGTCGTACAGCTCCATCAATTTCTCGTAGTTTGCATCACGCCCCTGTCCCTGCTCCTGCTCCTGCTTCCGCTTAATCAACTCCATCATGGCTTCAATGTAAATCACCGAATGCCGGGTGATCAGCGAGCCATTGCAGACAAACACGCGATGGCGACCATCGTAATTCACGACAATGAATTTGAACCAAAGCCCGTTGTTGTAGTTGAATTTTGAAATGAAAAAGGGAAGCGTCAAGGCGTTCAATTCAAACACGGTGTCCATGGACACGGACAGCTCATTTCCGAGCGTCTTTTCATGCGTCTTTCCGCAAACGTGCGTGTTTTTCAACAGGGGCAGACCCTGGGCGCGCTTGCGGGTCCGGGGGTGCATTGACGCGCTTAGAAACGGGTTTGATAACGTGTTCATAGTATAAAATCAAATTATTGTGACAATTGATATAATACAGTGTGAAAAAATGTCATGCATCTGGGAGTGGAACACACAGCACAAGAGCCATTAAGTGCCTTGCTCCTTGCAGGGAAAGGTTCGGAAAACCGTAGGTGTTCTGAAATAGTCCTTCTCCAGAATGCGCGTGCTCAAGTTGTTTTGGAAGGGGATGCACACGTTTTCTTGCGGGTTCAGCGGCAAATAAGAGAAATTGGGCTGCTCTAAATCGCGCGCGGTCCACGCGGGATGGGTGGCACGCGGCTGCTCCACGAACGGCGTGCAGGTGGGATACTGAATGGGGGCGTCGCCCACCTTTGCGGCGCTGACTCGGTAATTCGTACAGTCACGCGACAGCGGCATATTAAGCCCGCGCAGGTCGTTCTCCAGTTCAACCACGTTGGTCCTTAAGTTGCCGCCCCACCCTTGCAGCCGAATGCAGGGGTCCTCCATGTAGCAGGGCTTGTCGCCGTTGCCGGGCACGTTGAGCGCATATCGGCCAGCGCCCGTGGATTCCTGCACTTCCTTGGCAATGCGGCAAGGGTCGTCGTGAATGCGAGTAAATGCCATGCTAATACGATGAATGAATGAATGAATGCGATAATGATATAATTATACATATCATTATATTTATTTTGATGATTGTCTATTGACTATTGTCTATTGATTGACTAGAAAATTGGAAGATTTATATAACCAAGTGTGCAAGCTATATTAGTTCCCAACACTAATGTCTGCCTAAGTATAGCCTGTCTTGAAGATTCCATATTTTCGACTGAAACAGTGTAGGTATAATTACCCTGGTCTTGTCGCCGCATGATCCGTGGGAATGAATGTGTTGCAGTGGAAGTTTCTGGATCAGCAAGAAGTATATTGAAAAAATCTGGATTGAATCTTGGATTGAATGACTCAACGAAAAAACCCGGGGTGGAGTCAGCGGGCGCCGGCATTCGCATATTGAATGGTATATTAATGAAACCACCACTTGATGTTTGTTGAGCAATAATGCATATGACAATCTCACAAGTATAAATAGAAATTCCTCCATCAGACACAAATATTGAAACCCGCATCCTGTGCGGGGACGTTACTGTAGGAGGTGTAGGAGGTGTACTCACTAACTCAATCATCGGCAAACGTATATACTGTAATGCCACGATATTGGCATTGCTGATCTGTGTATTCAATACCACTATACTAGAATTAGCATTAATAGCAATACCGTTGTTTTGCATATCCAAAGCTCCCTGGCCTTCTAATATAGCTGGTCTACCAATTGTAGTATCAATAAGTAATGACCCCATCATAGGCCCAGCAGGGTTGCCACCAGAAGTTGTTTGCAATGGCGTAGTTAGCATGGCTGCGGTGACGCCATTACCACTACTGTTACTACCAGTCAGAGACACCCTAACAAAATCCCCTAGCTGAACCATTGGAAGTGATCCAGAGTACGCTACATTGCTTACATGTGTTGGAGTTTGAATTACATTTTGTTGGAATGGAATGTAAGCAAATGTTCCATCAAGGAGACTACGGTTTGTCGTCGCCACTGAAGTAGTAAAGGTTATTGTTAACTCAGGTGTTAGTCTTACAAATCCACGTGTTACCCACACACGCATTGTATAATTAAACCCGCCCCCCTGATAGCCTCCAAAGAATTGAAAACTGAATCCGTGCAATGCTGCGCTGTTTTCCATTATACATGCAACAAAAGGACGGGGATTGTTTATCATTTGAATATTCTGCCCACCCCCACCCGCAGTAGGACTAGGTGACGTTGAGTATGCACCAAACGTCCCTGAAGTGTTTATGTAGTCAATCGTGGAAGTAGCCAACCCGTTAGTGAATATGGTTGACGATCTTTGCCAAGCGTTAATCAAAAAGCGGGAATTAATATTATTAGCAAATTGAGCTGTGAAGGCATTGTTAGCTATAGTTGATATAGATGGTGCAGGTGCTCCAGATGCTGCAGATGGATTGACTGATTGTGATGTAACAGTATAGGTAAACGCTCCGGCGCTGTTTGATGTAGGTATTGAAATGGGAATATCTCTTGTAGGGGTGGTAGCGACGAAAGGATTCGTGAGGATGCCCACAAAAACTGGAGTAATTCCAGGTCGGATTGCTCCGTCTCCTTCGCCCATTTGAAGAGTTGGAAATGTAATAGTGGGCGTACTCAAAATTATGCCGGTCAATCTTCCGGCAATTGCGTTTGTGTTAACATTACCTCTATATACAATGGTTTGCGGTGAAAGTGCACTTTGTACACCACCCGGTGTCGTGGCTGTCGTGACGGAGATCTCCATCCGTAATGATTCTCCTGTATTGAAAATTGGGTGCTGAGGACGACTGAAAACAATGGACGTTGGAACAATTCGTACGACATCTTCTGGATTGGCTTGATTGGCTTGAGCATACCTATCAAATTCAGCATAACTGAATGGAATGAACAGCGGGGCTGTGGTGCCAGACAAAAGCCAATCACTGTAGTCAAAGTACACTTGAAAAACATTATTAGTGTTTCTGAATATGGTAACTCGCAGCCTCAATACTGCTGTGACGCCTTGTAGGCGGAAAGAAGTTAAACGAAAACCATGAAGAATTGTGGGTGCATCAAACGTAAATGTTTCAGTTAGAACTGTGTGGGTCTGCAAATTGATTTCCCCATTATTCGTGCTAAACCAAAGGTTTGACGGCGGTGTCGGAGTTTGGTCTGTGGCACCCGAGCCCGGAGGAGGAGGAGGAGGAGGAGGATTTGGTGTGCACATTAATGCACCGCACATTTCTGGTTGTTGCACAATACCTAAAAATTGTGTGGGTTCTATGGGTGTTGCAATGAATTGGTTACCAACTTGATTAAACGCAAACTCAATGCGAACCTGATCTCCTATATTGAATGTAAAATTGGATCCAGCGACTGATGGAGTAAACGAATTCACAAATGTTGGAAGCGGTGTCATGGCGGTTGTGGTGAACGGAATGGAAAGAAGGGTGCCATCATTTGTTGAGTTTTGGTTTTCAGTATTATTGTGTATGGCACGATATGCATTCGTCGGACCTAACTGATTTGGCCTACACACAAATTGAACACTGCCGTACGTTATAGGGGGTTCACCAGCGATTCTCGGGATGGATGTCAGTGTTATGGTGAATGTGGCGGTGCCACCGACAATGTTAGTAGCAGCGTATCCTGCAACTGTGACATTTGATGCGGGTAGAAACCTTCCAAAAACGTATCCAAAATCCAATGAATTCAGAACCACGTTCCGTGTAAAAGTAACGTTCATTACTGCTAATGCGGGGTTGTTGCTGTTATCTGTAACGGTAACAGGTGCCGCATTGTATGTATTGACAAATGGAACCACACGTCCAGGGATAAGATTTTGATAATTGAAAATGGAAGGTTGCACAAATATGCTTCTGGGGTTCAACCCGCGAGCGCCACGTGAATGTGCCAACACAGTGATGGTGGCATTATTTTGAGTGAATGCACTAAGTAGACTAAATGATTGGGTAACATTTGTTGCTGGTTGCAGAGTGACAATATTAGGAGATTGAATAATGGTATATGACATGGTATTGGAAGCGATTACATCAGTTGCCGTGCGAATATTTGGAAAGGTTATCATTTTGTTAGGTGAAAATGTAATAGGTGACATAACCGCAATATTGTCTGGCGTAAATAATGGATCAATCGTTACACCCGTGCCAAATATACGAACCGCAAGCCCACCGTTATCATTGACACGTGTTACAACTCTCAAATTGCTTACACCGTTCAACGAACAAGTCAATGTTCCGACTATAGTAGATGTTCCTCTTAAAAATGAGGGAGATGTTGTAATTGTGGGAGTTACAGTGTGAATTAAGTTGCTTACTGATGTCGGAATGACTGATGGATTAGTTAAGGGAATGACAATGCCATTTGGATAGGGTGCTCCTGCGTTTAGATTGAAATTGACAGTTGTGACCACAGGACCGTTCTGAGTTAATCGTAACGTAAAAGGAACGGGTGTAACTGTGGATGTTCCTGATCCAGTAAATGAAAATGTCGGAATCGTCAAATAAAATGGGTTAAAGTTGTATTCAAGATTTGGTTGAATGATAAACCCAGACGTAATTTGAGTTTCGCCAGTGGTCGCTATAGTCACATTCAACTCGCTAGTTACTCCATTTGCATTGTCAACATGCATGAGTGGCACAGTATCAAAAGTAAAATTGCCCGTAAACAATAGTTCACTAGCACCATTACCATTATTCGCTCTTTGAAGACCGTACCAAGTGATATTGGGTTCAATGATTGAAGCAGATCTAATTCTCACGCTGATTACTGTTGCCATATTCACATGTGGGATATCAAATGTTTGCAAGTCCGTTCCCGTGTAACGTCCCGTGTTTTGAATCGTATGAATCACTGCGTTGTTTGGATCCACAAATTCAATAATGGGATTAGTGACATTAATGTACATTTGAACTGACGAAACAAAGACATGAGGAACAGGAACAATCATTCCCAAATTGCTGAACAGATTAAGATTAAAACCAGTAGTAGTATTGGATACGGGCGAAAGTGTTACACTGTTTGCGTTTGAGAAAGGAATTGCATTATTGGTAATCCAGGTGTTCATTGCACCTGTATCATAATTATTGGGAAAAGGTGGTAATAAACCGATGCTTGCTTGTGTACTCGCTGATGCTGACTGTGGTATTACTCTTGTTGGCATATCGGCATTTGTTGGCGGAGGTGTGGTGGGCGTGGGTGTGGGCGTAGGCGTAGGCGTGGGCGTGGGTGTGGGTGTAGGCGTGGGCGTGGGTGTGGGTGTGGGCGTGGGTGTGGGTGTTGGTGTTGGTGTTGGTGTGGGCGTGGGCGTGGGTGTGGGTGTGGGTGTGGGTGTTGGTGTGGGCGTGGGTGTGGGTGTGGGTGTTGGTGTGGGCGTGGGTGTGGGTGTGGGTGTGGGTGTGGGTGTGGGTGTGGGTGT